CGCGCTCCGCAGGTGCGGCAGCCGGGGCAGTTGCCCACGTGGGTTTCTTCGTAGATCAGGCGGACGCGCTGGGCTTCGGACTCGGGGAACACCGGGTTGTCCTGGGAGTGGTAGACGGTTCCGCAGTGGCCGCAGCGCACGGTCAGGCTCCAGTCGTTGCGCCAGACGATGTTGACGTGGTAGCGGCAGTCGATGGTCACAGCACCCATTCCGACTCACCGGTAACAACGGGTAGGGGGAGTAGTTCCATCTGGCCGGGCGTCCAGCTCTCCCATTCGCCTTTGTGGCGGGCGCATAGGTTGGTGGAGACGTAGTCGGTGATGCGCCGCCACGTGGCGCGGGCGATGGTGCCGGCCCCACCGGCGTCGTGCGTGGCGATCAGGCAGTCGTCGCAGACGGGTTTGCGGTTGGCGCCGAGTTTCACCCAGTCGACCCGGCCCTGCCAGAACAACGGATCGTTGCGCCGTGCAACCAAGCCGCTCATGAGGCCGCCACGTGCTCGCACCAGGCCTCCACCAGCTTGACGCCGTAGAAGCCGCTGGTGGTCATGTACCAGTCGAATGGATGCCCTTTACCGGGGCGCTTGTGCCACACCACCCCGAGGTCCATACCGGCGTGCACGGTCTGGACGGCCACATCATCGACCCAGGAAGCCAGGGCCAGAGCCTTGTGGTTCTTCACCGACTGGACCAGCGGCATCCCCACCAGGTCACCGATGTCCTGCGTGGCCCCGGCCCTCGGCCGCATCACCGGGCGGCCCCGCTCGTTCCACAGAACTTCAATGGCCCGTTCGGCGGTATAACCCTTCTTGCTGTTGTAGCTCACAATTCCCCCCGGAATATCAGCCCGATTGTTTTCTAGAACGGTGGCTGTATTGGCGTGGTGGAAATTGGAGGTGACTTCGCAATAGGGCGGGTCTTGTTCTTCCGCCAATGCTGGGGATCGCCCACATCAACAATCCGGCACGGATGCTCAAGAACGACCGGATAATTCCGGTTCCGCATCCGGCGCCAATCGCGGTAGACCAATTCGGTCCTATTCGCTATTCGCACCAGATCGTATGAGGGGATTCCCCTTATCAATGCCGCCAGCTCCGTCATCGAATCCACAATTGCTGGATCGACCGAAACCGGCAGACCTTCCGACAGCGCCGCCAGGACGGTGACCCCACACGGACAGGGCCGACGGCTGACCGGCGAGCTGATCATATACACGTTCCCCATCGGTCTCCGATCAGCGACACGCCCCGAGTTTCGGAACAAGTAGTTAGTTGCACGTACCAACCGCCTTCCGCGCGGACACTGCGGTCTGTGAATGAAACCCCCCCTTCTTTCAGGGGGGGTTTTCACATATCGCAGAGCCGTGTGTGCGGGGCGCCCTGCGGAACGCTAAAATAAATGGGGTTTTACGTAGTGCAGAGCGGCGTTCATGTCCTTTGGGTCATCCGCAGGTCCAGCGCCTTGCCCAGGTAGTTGCGGTTGAAGCTGATCCCGGCAGCGCGTAGCAGCCGCTCCGCCTCGCGCCACCCCGTCCCCAGCGGCACGTTCGCGGCATCAAGCTTTTTCACCACCTCATTCAACTTGAGGCCATCGGAGGTCCGGGGCCGGCCAGGCGGTCGCTTCGGCTCTTCGTCATCACCACCATTCTTTTGCTGCATCACGTATTGTTTGTATTCCTGCATCTCGTCGTCGGTGGCGACGTCGTGGCGGAGGGGATCGTCGCGCCGGATAAAAAGAATCTCGTCCGGTGAATCGTCGTCACGCAATTCACCCAGCAGTTTGATGTAGGGGCCGTTCTTGACCAGGCCATAGGCGCCGTCACCGATAGCGGATTTCGCGCTGGAGCCCCGTTGTCCTTTTGTGGGATCCTTCCCCGCGTGGTCGAGACGAATGATCGCGACGCCTTCACGGGTGAGCGGCTGGAGCGCGTAGGCGTCCATGCGGTTGATCGTCGTGGCGGAGTCTTCCTCGCCTTCAATGAACTTGGAGACGGTGTCGATGATGACCAGCTCCGCGCCGCAGCGCTTGACGGCCTCCACGAACAGCGCCCCGCCCTCCTTCGTGTCGAGCAGGCCGAGGCCGGGGTTGCGGTAGTAGTGGAGGTAGGGCAGGAAGTCTTCGGGCTTGTAACCCATCTTGCGTAGCCGCTTGACCAGGGTCCGGGTCGGGTTCTCCTTGTCGAAGTAGGCGATGTGCTTGGGCGCTCGCGCTCTCGTGGCCCCGGGTGGGGTGCGCCCGGAGCACAGCGCCGCGACGGCTTCCAGCACGATCAGCGACTTACCGGCTTTCGCCTTGCTGAACAGCGCGATCGATCCTTCGCGCTGGATGAACGGTTCCCACACCCACAGCGGTTCGTCGTCCACGTGCTCGAACCAGTACCGGAAGTCAAATTCCGGGCACATGGTCTCCAGCGCCGCATCCAACGCCGGGTTCTGCGTATGGGCCGGCGGGATCCAGGCGTCGGGGTCGGCATCCACGGCCCGCAACCGCGCTTCCAGGGTGGGCGGGGCCGCCTCCTGCGCCGCCAGGGCCAGCGCGCCCAGCGTGGACGTGCTGTATCCCTCGATCGGGCCGATCTCCAGGCCCTTGCGGTGTTTACCCCAGGACAGGTTGACCATGGCGTCGACCCGGCCGATGTACTTCGTGTACTGGATGAAGTCGCACCACTCGGCCATCAACGTGACGGCCTGGCCCTCGGTGTAGCCGGCCTCTTTCAGCTCCAGCACGATGTAGTGGAACCGCTTGGACCGGTAAGGCCAGACTTCTTCCTCGCCGAGAAGCAGTTGCAGCTTGCGCGGCAGCGTGTCCCGGTCGACGTCCTCAGGCTGGGCGTAGACGCCGGTGCCCCGTGCCGGTGCGGCGGCCGTGCCTTCCGGTGCTCGCACCTTCTCCAGCAGCCAATCAGGGGCCAGGCCGGGCCGGTTGTTCTCATCGTCCCACGTCGCGTACGGGCCTTTGACCGACACCGACGGCGGGGCGATCACCATCCCGCCTTCACCCCGGATGTCGACGCCCGGGTACCCCTTGAACGGGCCGGACGCCACCACCACGCCGGGCGGCAACTTGAAGACGATCTGGAAGTTGTCCTTCCCGCCGGTCTTGTGCCGACGCATCGGCTGCCAGACCTGGCCTTCGCCCTCGGCGCACAGGCGCTCCCAGGATTCCCGCCCCCCGGGCTTGTCCAAGTCCAGATCAAGCACCCAGATCCGGGAGATGGTGCCGGTGACGATGCCGACGTTGGCGTCCGGGTATTCCTCCCAATACGCCTCAACGTCGGCCAGCGACGTGGCTGGTTGCTTCGTCCACGCCGAGATGACCGGGTGCTTACCGCCCGACTCGCACAGCGGGCCTTTCCGGCACGTGCAGAATCTCCGGCCGTCGGCGGTGAGGGTGGTCCCGTAGGCCGGGATGACAGCCATGCCGAACCACTTCACGTACTGCTGCGCGGCGAGTTTGCATCCTTCGGTCACAGCATCACCCCCCGTCGAATCGGTCGAAACTCCAGTGCCCTGCCGGGTGTCGAACCCGGGCGCCGCGTACCCCCGGTGAAAGAAGGAGGGGCGTGGCCGGAAGCCACTGCGGTCGCGCACCTGCCAGGGCGTTCAGGTGGGCGCTACCGGCCGCTCACGGCCACACCCGAGGCGTCATCACCGTCGGTACTGCGCGCCGGATGGTCCCCAGCCAGCTGCAACCGGTTGGCGCACGACTCGCACAGCCGCAGCCACGGGATACCGGCGATGTGGCTGACCACCTTGTCGGTCTTCCAGCCGGCCACCGTGCCCCATTGGCGTTCACCCCGGATGTTGGGGCACCCGTGGGCGTGGATGATGTGGCTGGACCCCTGGTGCGCCGACCGGTACCAGGCGCTCACTGGGGCACCGTGATCTCGCCCCGGGCGATCATCGCCTGCATCGCCGCGATCGCCTCCGGGCTGAACGCCTGCGACGCCCCGTTGGCCAGGGAAGCCGCGGCGGCGGCAGGCTGGGGGGCGACCCCCGGCATGGACGCGTACTGCGGCGCGGGGGCCTGCGCCGGCTGCTGGTACTGCGGCTGCTGCTGGTAGGCGGGCGTGACCCCGGGTGGTGCCACGGCCGCGTTGAGCCGCCCCGGCTGGGTCTGCGCCGCCCGCCCGGCGAGGGCCTCACGGTTGGCCGGCTGCCACACGTTCATGAAGAACGCCGCATCTTCGGGCTGGTGATCGTCCAGCAGGAACGGCGCGGACTGGCCGGGCTTGGCGTCGCCCAGGACGATCCGGCCCATGATGCTGTTGGTCTGGCCGGTCAGCTTGTTGACGACACCGGGCTTGTCGACCAGCGCCCCCCACTGGATACGTCCGCCCTCACCGTCGTCCAGGTCCACGAAGTCGACGGTCGCGACCTTGCGGGTCTTGCCCGGGTTCATGGTGTCGGGCTGTTCCTCGATGCTGTGGGTACCCAGGAAGACGACGCGGTGGCCGATCATCTCCTTCAACTTGAGGAAATTGCCCTTCGGTGGCTGGCTCAGAATGATGTCGGTGTAACCCATTACTCCCCCACTAGTCCCTTGTGGACAGTCAATTTCGAGACCCCTGCGAAATTTTTGAACCGGTTCCCTTCTAGCCGTCCCCGGCGCCGGGATGAACTTCCGACCATTCGACCCGCCAGCAGTCCCAGCAGCGCGGCCACACCCGCTGTTCGGCGTCGACCTTGCTCCACACCACCGGGTCGTTCTTGCAGATCGGGACCCCGCAGTGCGGGCACGCGAAGGTGAACTTCGCCGGTTCCACGTCGATCTTCACAACGCCCCCACCCCTGGGACGTGGCCGCGCGCCCAGTCGATGACCTCGTGCAGATCCATCTCGTCGGCGATCGCGGTATGTCCCCCGCAGCCGCCGCATTCCACATAGAACCCGGGCCACTGGCCGACGCTCTTGACGTAGACCATGTCCACGACCAGGTCCAGATCCTCGGGCAGCCCGGCGATACTCACGCCTCCGCCTCGCCCACGCCCTGATAGGACGCGTCGAGCTCCCGGTAGGCCGCCGCCAGCTGCTTGAGATCCCCCGGCAGCCGGTTGAACTCCCCGACGAACCAGTGGAAGTCACACGGGATACCCGAGGCTGCTTCGATCGCGCAGGAACACGGGACTTCTTCGGCGAAGAAGTTGTCCAGTGCGGCGACGAACCGGATCACCGACGGCGGATGCACGCTCACCGGAACTCCACCCGCAGATGCCCGTCGCCACCGACGGGCGTCAGGTGCAGCTCGTCGTAGCCGTCCAGCACCGCCACCGCGTGACCCAAATGGGCCTCGTCCACGAACAGGTGCCGGCCTTCGGCTTCGGCCTGGTCGAACATGGCGCGGAGCACCACCACCGGCATGTCCATCATCATTATTCGCCGTCCTTTCCGACTGCCCCGATGGCTTCCCATCGGTGGATCTCGTCCGGGCTGAAACCCGCCTCGCCGTCGTTCTCCACGCTGGCCGCGACCAGCGCCAGCACGGCGTGGGTGAGGGCGTAGAGCGCCCCGTAGACGTGCGCGTCCATCTCCAGCACACGCTGCGCCTCGGTGTAGTGCTCCGGTCCGTTCATTGCGCCTCCGCTAGGATGTGGGCAGGTCGGTGCGAAGCCGTATGGGCGGGACGGTGTGAACGCGACGGGAGTCGACGCCACGCAGTCGCTGAAAGGCCAAGCGTGAACAGGACAACCTGAAGCGCGGCGATGCTTGCCGGGGGTTCGACTCCCCTCCACCGACTCACAGCAACTCCCCCGGGTCGATCGGTTCGGTTTTGACCAGCCCGTACCAGGTGGGCGGGCCGAACACCTCGTGGATCTGCTCCACCGTCCAGTCGTCGTTCCCGCCGACCAGCACGTACAGGTCCGGGCCGGGGGCGTAGTCGTAGGCGCAGATGAACCAGCGATCACCGGCCGCGCAGATCAGCGGCACCGCGAGAGTGGGTATCACGCCTCCCCCTTGAATCCGGGGCAGCCCAGCTCCGGATGGTTCACGGCCACGACCGGTGCGTACCACGGGCACCAGCTGCACGGGCCGTCGGCCATGGCCAGGGCGTTGAACATCTGCGGCTGCGCGGTGAGGATCGGCGCCATGTCCACCAGGCCGTACCAGCGCTGGAACGCTTCCTCCACGACGTTCACGTCGTAGGGCTCCACCCACACGTGGACGTCGCGCAGGAACCCTGAGCGGGGCCAGCCGGCAATCGCCACGTGCGTGACGTCCATGCCTTGGCGCCAGCACCCGAACCCGTAGGCGTGGACCTGTACCCGGTACTGCGGCTTGGCGCCGTGCCGCTTGAGGGAATCCAGGCTGGCCTTGCCCAGCACCTTGTGGTCGATGACCACGAACCCGACCCCGTCCATGGGGTGGCGCAGCAGGTCGAACGTGCCGTAGAGGTTCGGGCCGATCTCCATGGTGGTGCCCAGTGACCATTTACCCGGGTCACCTTCGAACGCCTTGGTCAGCGGCCCGTCGTGGCAGGCCGATCCCACCGTGGCCGGCCACGGGTCGCCGGGTGCGCCCAGCGGCGGGGCACCGGTGGCGTGGTAGCCGAGGTTGCGCGTGCACGGGTGCCCGAGCCCGGACGCGCCCATGCTGCGCTGCTTGGACCGGGGCCGGTCGGCCTCGGATGCCCGGACCGCGGTCTTCAGTTCCTTGGCCAGACGATCGGCCAGCGTCCCGGGCTGAGAGAGCGTGATCTCACTCATTGCCCTCACCCCGGACCGAGTCGATCATCGCGTCGGTGAAGACCTCCGCCATCCGCCGGTAGCCGACGTTGGCGCTGACGGCCAGGGTGTGGGCCAGGCCGTTGTTGCGGCAGGTCGCGACTTTCATCCAGTCGACGGTGTGCCCGTTGGCATCCAGGATCCGCATCAGGATGTCGTCGCCTTCGCTGCGGTACTGGTCCTTGTGGTCGTCGGTCATAGCCCCACCCGTTCACGCATCTGGTCGAAGGTCGCCAGCCGCGTCTTCAGCTCAGCCAGGTACCTCTCCGTGGCGGCCTGACGCGCCACCCAGTCGACGGCCCGGGCATCGGCCTGGGACTGGGCGGTGGCCCGTTCAGCGTCCAGCGCTTCGTTGGCGTAGTCGACCAGGACGGTCGCCCAGCCGGACGCGGTCGTGGACCCCACGAAAACGTCGTCCTTCTCGGGGTCCTCGCCGGTCTGCAGGTAGATGGTGTGCCCGTTGTGGCGGCCGGTGCGGAAACGCATCATGAGCTGGCCCCGTCCACGCGGATGCTCTCCGGCCCGACGTTCAGCGTCGTCTCCCACCGGGCCAGCTTCGCGACCTGCGCCAGCCCGGCGAGGGTGGCGCGGATGATCGCGGTGTAGTCGGCCGGTACCGCGTCGTGGCACGGAATGGTGACGGTGATCTCCCGGGGCCGGGTCACCAGCGGGTCCCCACCGATGAAACTGGCGGTGACGTAGATGCTCGGGGTGACCTGCCCGAGTTCGGCTTCCGGGAAGTCACCGGCCACCTGGTCGACCTGGGCCAGCCCCGGCCCGAAGTCGTGCCCGGGGGCGTTCACGTCTCGTCCTCGGTGACCAGCGTGAAACGCCGCACGAACGAGGTGGTCACGAACTGGTTCCACACTTCGGGGCTGTTCTTCTTCAGCGCCTTCTGGTCCAGCGAGTGCCGTACGTGCTTGGTCCAGCGCACCACCGGGCGGCCGTTGACCGTCGCGGTTTCCGCGTCGCCCATCTCGTCTTGAATGCTGGCTTTGATCTCGTCGTGCTCGGTGGCCAGCTCCGCGATCTTCGACCCGATCCACGCCATCCGGGCGAGCCGATCGTTGAGGTGGTCCAGCGCGATCGTCGGTGTGAGCGCGACGTCGATGTCGTCGGTGTCCACGGCGGTCACGCGAACGTCAGGTCGAACGGGGCTGCGAAGTTCAGCGCCTGGACCGGGTCGATCAGCGGGGCCTCCACGAACCACTTCATCGTGGTGTCGCTGATCGTGGGGAAGGTCGAGTTGTACAGGGCGACCTGCGTGGTCCACGTCGCCGGGGCGTCGGACGGCTCCGCCCTCGGTTCCTGGCCGGGGCCGGGGTGGGCGTCGATGGCCGCGTCGATGTCGGCGTCGGTGACCGACAGCAGCATCGCCAGGGCCTGCGCCCCGTCGGTGCATTCCGAGTCGTTCCACCGGGTGATCCAGGAGTCGTAGACGTTGATCGCCCAGCCGGTGACGGCGCAGATGCGCCGGGCGAGCGCACCCTTCGTGCGGATCAGCAGCAGCTGCGTCAGCTCGGGCAGGGCGCTGACGTGGATGGGGACCTCGGGCTGGCCGGCGATGGTCCGGTTGATCGCCCCGGCAAGGCAGAAGTGGTTGTCGAAGGTCTGCCATTCGCCGCGGACCCAGCCGTGTTCGGTCAGGAGCGTCGCAGCGTCGGCCAGGGCGGCCCGGACGGCGGCACGTGGCCCGGTCGCGCGGCCGGTCGCCTCGGCGGGAATGTTGACGACGGGGACGGGAGGTATGGCGGGTTGGGACATGGTTCTACTCCGGTGGTGTGGTGTGGCCCGAGTGGCCAAAATGGACAGTCGGGTACGCGAAAAACCGAGAAATTTTCTGGACGGGGACCGACCCTGGGAAGTGCCCCCCGAGAGGGACGCGTCGGCTCGCCCACTCCCGCCGACGCGCCCCTCAACGGGCGCCCCAGCGGGAACGCTCAGCCAGCCAGCAGACTCTGGGCGATGAGCGCTTCGACCGATTCGGCGGTCACCCGAACCGTCTGGGTACTGAGTGCGACCCGCACCAGCCGGCCGGCGTCGGCGTAGCTGCGGACGGTGCGGGGGTCGATCCGCAGCTGCTCCGCCGCTTCGCTGTAGGTCAGCAGCTGCGTCTGTGGTCGGACCTCGGGCACGGTGGTGCGCATGCGTAGCCCCCCCGAGCTAACGATGATCGTTACCTGAACTCCGGCCTCGCGTCGCTGGTCAGCGGTGGTGCGCCCGGCCGAATGGGATGAACCTACACAGACGCGACGAACAGATGTCAAGAGTTGCGAAGGGGTCAAATTCTGATACGCCTGCAACAGGCGGAGAAGGGGGGATGACGACGGAAAACCGCGCGGGAAAACGCGACTCGCCCGAACACTCCCGGGGCCATGACCTGCGACGATGTCACCAGACGATGACAGCGTGGGACGTCTCCACCGAGGTCTGCGCGTTTCCGCGTGTCGCCCTCTATGTCACGGTTCGCGGGGTTTACCCTCCCGTGCATGCCAACGACGACGCTCTACTCCCCCGCCTGGTCGGACGCCCCCGCCCCGGCCCGAAATAGCTACGCGGTGCGCTACCGGCGACGAGGTACCGAGGTCCAGCGCACCACCCCGGCCGGGGACGGCTGGACCACGTTCGCGGTCGCGGATGACACCGAGCACGCCGACTACATCGTCAAGTGCCTCAGCTTCTTCGCCCCGCACGAGACCTTCGACCTGGCGCAGAGCGCATGAGCACCGGCTACCAGCGCCACCCCGACGACCTGCCACCGCGCCAGCCCGGGCGCGACGTGACGATGCTGCGCGGCTTCATCGGAGTGCTCATGCTCGGCATGGCCATCGCCACCGTGTTCATGTGGCTGTCCGGGAACACCAGCACCGGCGACGCGGTAGTTGTCGCGGTCGCCTGGGGGCTGATGGTCGCCGCCTACGTGATGGCCGGTCACCTGCCCCGGGCGCGTCGGTGAACGCGACCCAGAGCCGCAATTGAGCCCCTACAGGCGTCGCCGGCGCTCCGGGGGTGCGGACTTCTGCCACGACTGCCACCACGGTCACATCGCCCACCACGACGGCATCGGCAAGTGCTTCGGGGAACGGAAGTTCGCCGGGGAATGGGTCGACTGCCAATGCCCCCAGTTCGTGAAACCACCACCGGAGGATGAGGATGCGTAACCTCGGCCGGGGCATTGCCACTGTGGACGTGGAAGCGATCAACGCCGCCCTCCACAACCAGCGCCTGGCCTACAACCTCTCGGGCATGGCCCCGCTGTCCGAACAGATGGGCATCGGGCGTAACACGTTGTACCGGATGGGCTACGGCATCCCGCCCGACGCCCAGAACCTCGCCGCGATCCTGTTCTGGCTGGGCGAACGCCAGTGGTGGATCAAACCCCGCGACGACCAGCCACAATAGGCGCGCGCCGGGGTGGCGCGAACGCCTGTCAGCGTGAAAGAACAGACCCGGCGCGGGAAGGCACCGAGGGGGTTCTCGCACAATCCCTCTTCCCGCGCCACCCTGCCCCCGCCGCCGGTGGGGCGCGGAGTTGTAGAAGGAAAACCACACCGGTCCGTCCGACCGCTCAAGGGCAACATGACACACCCTCGGGGTTGCTGGGTTCAGGTATGGAACTTGCGACGCGGCCACCCCAGGGGTGAGCGGTCAACCAGCAAGGGCGTTGGGTCACACCGGCTCCCTACTGGTCCACACTGGGTGTAGTTCCATACCTTCTCGGCAGGCTCCGCGCATGGACGGTTCGATTCCGCCCGGGGGCACGTGGAAACGCTACGAAGCTGGTTCAACGGGCAGGACATCGAATGCCCCTACTGCGGCTCCCCGATCAACGCTCACGCGGAAGCAAAGAGGGCCGGGGGTTCACGCCCACCCCGCCCCGGGGACGCCTCGCTGTGCTCGCACTGCAAGGGCTTCGCGATCTACGAGGCCACCGACCCGTTCGGGACGAGCCTGGCCCTTCGCCCGCCCACGAAGAGTGAGGCCGGGGACATCGCCGCGCTCTACCCCGGCGTGGTCGGCGCTGTCCTGCCCGAGGTGAAAGCGCGACTGCGGGCGGCCGGCATCTACATCGAGCAGCCCCACGAACGGGACTGAAAAGCGGCGGGGCCTGTGGGGTTACCAACCCCGGCCCCGCCGCTTCACCCGCAACCCCTGACTGACCCATCGCGTGTCTCAAGCGCGGTGAGCCACCCATTCTACCCGTCAAATTCTGCGTCCGCCTCGCCCAGGGCGTCGTCCCGCGCCTCCCGTTCACGCAACCTCAGCGCATGTTCCAGGATCGCCTGACGCACCTGCGGCGGCGTCCAGAACCCCGCCACGTACGCGTGCTGCTCCAACTCGCTCAGCGGCTCACCCACGGGCCAGCTCCTTCACCAGATCCAGCATGCGGGTCGCGCCGGCCACCTGGCCCTGCGCCTTCGCGGTGATCTCCGCCCAGTCCGCCCGGGCGTCCTTGTCCCGACCGGCCCTCGCCGCATCCGCCTCAACCCGCTGGGCCTCAGTGCGGATCACGGTCAGCTGATCGGTCAGCCTCGGCAATAGCACGTGTGCCGCCCGCGCCTGCTCGGATAGTTGTCTCATCGCTGCCCCCCAGCTCGATCACTGTCACAGTCCTGATATCCGCCCCGTAGCCGGCCAACCTATTAGCCCCCCGGGCCGCGGCGATCACGATCGCTTCCATCGAGTCCATCGCCACGATGCCGTAGAGGGAAATCACGTGGTGGGTGGTGGTGTCCCCGTCGATACGCAACGCGCTGACGGTCGCCTCGAACCGCTTCGAGGCCGCGCCCAGCTCCGCCCGTCGGCGCTCGTCCCACACGTCGTCAGCCGGGCTCAACGGGTACGCCTCGTGGTCCTCGCTCATTCCATCTTCTCGATCCGCTGGAAGGTTTCCTGCTCCCCGTTCCACGGCCCGAAGTCGGTCAGCGTCAGGTTGTGCAGTGTCGAATCGGGCATCATCTCTTTGCTTCTCATGATCGCGACCATCGCAGCGTCCTGATCGTCGGCTGCCGTGTAGTCGCACCGGAGCGTGAACGTCTCCCCGTCGGGCCTGATCCGGATCACGTCGACCTGATACTGACGGAGTTTCATTCCATCAACTCCGGCCGGGGGTAGGCGGCGACACGTTCCCGGATCGATTCGTCCACCGGCGTTTCCTGCGTGTGGACGACGTCCCCGGCTTTCACCAGGACGTCGGTGATCGCCCGCACCAGAATCCGATGGCCGAACACCGCTTCGCCTTCACTGCGATAGCGGGCCTGAAAATGACCCAGGTCGTTCCCTATCGCGATCCGGTTGGTGTCGCCGAAGATCATCGTCTCCCAGAACACGCCCAAGTTCTCGCCCCAGCCCATGTCGGTCACTAGGTGCACCGTGGACGCGCGGACGCAGTGTTCGTCCCACGACAACCGGGTGTACGCCACGTGCGGATCCAGCTGGCGGGCCTCGTCGTATTCACGGAAGGTACGCAGCCGTTCATGGGTGTAGGGGTGGCAATGGACCAGACCCGGGGACATCAGCTGCTCGGCTGGGTCAATGGATTGGTGCCCGTTGAGCCGGACGAGATGAAGGCCGGCCTCCGGGTCCGGGAGGTCAGAGTAGTCAGCCATTCCGTTCTCCGCGTAGCTCATCCGTCGCCCATTCCTCCACCGGCTCAGCGTCAGGAAGATTCACATCGGCCAACACCAGCGCCTCGCCCACGTGCGCGCAACAGGCTGGAATCAACATCAACCTGTCGCCCGGGGCGTTGCCGAACACAACGAATTCCGTTGGCTGCATGCAGGCGAGTCGGCTTACGCCGCCCCTGCCTTGGGGAACCCAGTCGCGGTCGACCCAAAAGCAGCGCACCGAATCGATTCGAGTGGGCACCCGAACAAGATTCAGGACAGGGAAGGGTCCGGCCGATAGTTCGCCTAGATGAAGCGTGGCCAGATCGATCTGCTGTTCGCGCCACGCTTCGGCATCGGGCACCGGGAGGGGCACCGCCGGCATCTCAACCTGCGGGCCGGCGGTGAACGGTCGTAGGTATCGGTGACTGTAGGTCATGTTTGATCACGTGCGTTCACTTGCGCAACTCCCGAACAGTTCCGGCTTCCGGTTCGACACGGCGTGTTGCGGGTCGGACTTTACCGGTGATGACGGCGGGCGACGGGGGATGTGGACGGGTGTCCGGGGCCAAAGCCGGAAAGAGCCGCACCGGGTGCGAGGCGTAGGTAACCGGGTATGACCGAAACTCTTCTCAACTACAAGGAAGCAGCCGAGTACCTGGGCTGCAAGGTCGACACCCTTCAGCGGTGGTCGGCACGCCACGACATCGAGCGGATCAAGTACGACAATGGGCAGGTGAAGTTCAAGCCAGAGTTCTTGAATGACTACATCGAGCGATGCCGCGAACCTAGTCGCTGGCAGCGGAAGTAAGACCCGTGACGTGGCGCACCAATCGGGCCAACGCCTCTGGGCTGACGTTTGAATAAGTCTTCATCAGCTCGCTTTTCGAGTGACCGGTCTGTGCAGCCACGGCTTCGACCGGCACCTGCTCGTCACTGCTGCGCGCCCATTGCACGTAAGCGTGGCGCAGGTAGTGAGGGGTCGGTAGAAGGTCGGGTTCCAGCCACGCCAGATCCCCGGCCTCTACCGCCTTCTCCACGGCCTGCTTGAACTGGTAGCTAAATCCCCCGTGGGACCATGCCTGTTCCGGGTACATCGGCGATCGAAACACCAAACCACGGCGACCGGTCTTCAAGATGAACTCGCGCAGCCTCGCAGCGAAGTCGGGGCCGATGAGGACCATGCGAGGTTCTTTGTTCTTCGGCCGAGATCGGTGGCGGTTCCGCTCCTGCTCATAGATCGCCACACCGGCTACGCCCTCCACTGCGACCAGGTGTGTCGACTGGAACGCGATCATCTCCCCGAGGCGGCATCCAGTAAGGGCGAGGAATTCGATCATCAGCCGGATTTCTTCGGTGCGCCCGTGCTTGCGAATGGCTAGGTACTGATCTTGCCGCATACCCCGCTCAGCGGCGCGACGCCGGCCGGCCGGTACGTCATAGCCGTACAGCGTGTCCAGGGGCAGCAGGCTCTTGATCATCGCCACCTTGATGACTTCGACAACGAACTGCATCGTGGTCCGGATGGTCAGTGGCGAGTAGGGCTTAGTCGGCACCGGCTTACCCCACAGGGCTTTCTTGAGCGCTTCCTCGAAGTCGATGATGAGGTCAAGGTCGACGTCCTTGACCGGGGTGTCGTACAGCGAGCGGCCAGCCTCTGTGAGGAACTTCGTGCGGTTCAACCGTTCGCGATTGGCGTCCTGCGAGTCATCCGTCATCCGCCGCGACTTGAATCTGATATGCCGTTCCGCGAACTCGCCAAAGGTCTCTTCCTTCACCACCATCGCCGTCGGACGCGGAGGGATCGTCACGTCGATCCGGTACTGCCCCGAAACAACGGCGTCATCGCCAGGCGATACACACGCTTCCCAGTGGTCTAGGTAGTCCTGAAACTTCCGCGCTTCGACATCGCTGAGAAACGTCTTCGCGTGAGTCCTGCGAGTCTCCCGGTTAGTCCAGCGGACACGCGGGTCCGCACCGTTCGGACGATCGACGTAGCTCCACTTACGCTTACCAAGCTTCGGCATGACGTACTTGCTCGCTCTCAAAACCGGAGTGGCGTGAACCCCGTACGCGTACTGGGGCCCAGCGAGCATAACAAAGATGCAGGTCAGAGCGGTCTTTAGGAGATCCAGTACATTTCCCATATAACCCAGTTTGACCTGCGGTTTTACGAAAGTGAAGATTGTGAATGTCGGAGTTATCCGGAGTTGTCATCAGCCGTTCGGACTAGTACGCAGCAGTTAGCCACCCAGTACGCGTACGCAGATTCTGTATAGGACGGTCCACTCCGGAAGACACACACGACAAAAGGGGCGCCGTCCCACCCCCCTCAGGATGGAACGGCGCCCCTCTGTGGCAGCTGGCGCTAGTGCGTGAACGTCTCCCTGTCGGCCCGGTCCCTGGCCCGTTCGGTCCACTCCCAGATCCCGTACAGGGGGATGGAGACGAGGATGTAAGCGGCGACGGCGATAGGCCACGCGTAGTTGTCCACGAATAGCGCGATGGCGCCGATGATGAATGCCCCGGCGATGAACGTCAGTGCCATTCGTTGATGCCGCCAGGGCCGGTTGCGGGGGTTTCCGTTGCTCAACGTCCACGCGCCGCCGCCGGACCACCGGCTTTGATGTGGAAGTCGTAGCTGGCGTCTCCGCGTTCCTCGGTGCGCCGCATGACTTCCTGCGCGAATTCGGCGGCGTGCCGGCTGGCCACGTCCAACGCCGCGTCGATGATGACCGATTGGCGTGGCTGTATCTCCCGGCCGCTGGGCTCCACGCGGTGGCAGCGCCGGCCGTGGAGATACATGCGTTCGGCTATCTTCCCCAGTCGGGTGCGCAGCGCCACGGTGATCTTGATTTGAGCGTCGGGCATGTCGCCGGCGCGTGCCGTCACGTCAGTTCCCCTTGACACTCTTGCCTTCTTTCCACGCCGTGTTGTTCGCCGCGATCCGTTCGGCTTTCTCGGCGGCAGCTATCGCCACCTCGCGGGTGACGAACTGGGGAAAGTTTTCGTTGCTCAGTTTGCCGCGCGTGATCTGGAGCCGATCGCTGTTGATCGACCGGTCGGCGATGAAGTAGTTCCAGCCGCGAATCATCAGGGCGAGGATTTCGTCACTGGTCAGAACGTCGGATCGGGTCTTGCCGTAGTAGGTCGCGGTCTGGGCCAGCTTGCTTTTGTACAGGCGTTCACGCACGACGGCGATGGGTGATCCGCCGGGCAGATCTGATGGGGACAGCCAGTAGGACTGCCAGGTGTAGGCCAGGTCGGAGTTGACGCGGTTGGCGTTTCCCCAGAAGAACCCGTAGAGGCTCGCGGAAACCATGGACGGGCGGGTGGCCCGCGCGGCGTCCTCCCCGATTTTCGCGGCGTTGTAAAGGTCCGGCTGCATACGCAGCACCCGGGCGATCTCCGAGTGCGTGGCGGTGCCGGTGCCTTTCTGGGACGCGGCGGTGTGCCGGCCGGCTTCCCAGTGCATCTGGCGCCGGGCGATGACGCCCAGCACATTCAGCTGGGCGGCGGACAGATTGCCACCGAGGCCACTGATGCGCAGTGAGTCGCCGATAGATCGGGACGCGCCGGTGTCTTTGACACTCATGACTTCCGGGTCGACTCCGACAATCACCCAGAACTTGATGGTGCGGCCGGATTCCACGACAGCGGCCAAACGGTTCTGCCCGTCGATGAGGTTGCTGTGCCAGTCGATCAGAATGGTGTCTTCGGAGTCTTCCCGCCACGCGCCTTTGACCATGTCGGCGGCGTACTCACCGATGCGGCGGTCTTTCTTGCTGCGCTGATCGGGGTGCAGGGAATCGATGAGGCTCTTGGCGATGGTGGGCGTGACCCTTACCCAGAATCGGCCGTAGGCGATGCGGCCGGGATTCTGGGGGTCGTCGCGCAGTTCGATGTCTACCGTGGGCCGGGCATCGATTTCCAATTGGTGTTGCGTCTTCGCTGCCACGGGCGGTGACGCCACCTTCTTGGTCGTTGATGTGGCGGCACGCTTGGGAGCGGTCTTCGTCGGCACGGGGGAGCCTCCTATGTCGCTGTGTGTGAAGTTGAACAGTGCGGGGGTTTCAGTGTGAACCACAGGTGGGTCTCCGGTCAGCCCTGTCGGTCTTGTCGCTGGTCGATGCGGCCGGAGTGACGTCCGGGTGTGCCCCGTTCGATACCAGCTTTATCAAGGATCACGGCGACATCCAGGGCCTTACTCATGTGGGTCCACACGGTCGGTAGGTACGTGACGATCGCGCCGATCATCACGAACCGCCCAGCGCCGTTCCACAGGCAGCACAGGAGAAAGACCATCAGGCCCATGATCGCCAGGTCGCACTGGAATCGGCGGGTCGCTGATCTGGACCGGTCGCGGAGCCTTTCCCAGGTGGGTCGTTTCATCGGTTGTCCTCTGGAATAGAAAGAACCCGCCCCGGCGAAGGGGCGCAGCGACGCGTCTTCACCGGGGCGGGAGTCATCAGTTGGGGTGGTAGGCGGTGACGTTGTTGGCCAGCATCCACTTGAGCGCACCCGGGTTGTGGGGATCGGGGGTCCCGTAGATCTTCCGCGCGGCCTCCGGGGTGCAGAGAATCGCGTTGAGCAGGTCGAAAAGGTCAAGGTGGGCTTCGGCGAATGCCCCGGCGCGGGCCTGCGCGTCCAACGATTCCTTGTCCATGTCATGGAGGTCGACATACGCGCGCAGTGTCACCGCGCGGTCGAGTCCCATGTAGCGGCGGACGTAGCAGTCGCCGGAGGTGAACGCGACGTAGAAGGAGTCACTGATTTCCTCGTCGCCCTCGTCGTAGTCCGGGCAGTCGGTGTTGTGGCGCGGGCGGTATTCCGGGGCGGCGAAACCCATACCGATCAGCCGCGCGCCGGGATATCCCTCGGGGGAATCTTCGTCGGGTGCGGGTTCGGGAACCAGATCATCGCTGCCGGCGCCCCGGGTCTGGCCGGTCACTTTCGCCAGGTGATCCAGGACGACCCGGGGGCCGTGCTGCTCCCAGGCGTCACCGGGCAGCCAGTCGTAGGAGTTCGGGCTGAACAACAGGTTTCCGGTGGAGTAGTCGTCGTCGGCGTCGAGGAAGACGGGCACGACAAACCGCAGGCCAGCGGCGAAACCGGCTTTCCATTCGGGGCGAAAGTCCTCATCGAAGGTCCGCAGACAATGCTCCACGGCTTCGTGCCAGGCTTCGGGGGCTCTGCTCTCCGCGTGCGTCGGCATGCGGGTTTCTCCTGTAGGTGAATTCACATGGTTGCGGTGTTGCGGACAGTAACCCACCGGTACACGCAGAGGCAGAAGACGCCGACGGTCTCGGCGTGTCGCGGGGGCACGAAAAAACCCCGCCCCGCGCAAGGCCGGAGCCCTGGCGGAGCGGGGTGGAACGGAACGGGTGTTAGCGCTGATCGGCCGGGAGGTCCGGACGTGGCGTGTGGGGTGCCTGATGCCCGGCCAGGTACGTGCCACCGGCCGCCACGATCGTGCCGACCAGCACCGACACCCAATCGGGCAGGCCTTCGACCAGCTGGTCGTTCTCCACCACCGACAGCACCGCCAGGATCAACGCGAGGATGCCCCCGGCGGTGACGGTGGACGCGGTGACTTTCTTCTCCACGGGTTGCGCGGCGGCCTTCGCCGTTGCCTGCGGATCGTCAGGGTTGATGCTCATGGCGTGCTCTCGCTTTCCAGATCCTTGGGCGGCTCGAATTCGGTGGGCCGGACGGTCCACGTCGGTTCGGGCACGTCATCGCCGGGCGGCATGGTCTCCACCGGGCTGGGGCTGGGTGAGGCCGACGGGAACGGCGAGGGCGACGCGGAGACCTGGGCGCGGAGCACGATCGCCAGCGTCGCCAGGTCCACCGGGCCGGCGTCGACCCTGGCCCCGTCGGAGTAGGTGAGGATCAGCCGGTCATGGGCGACGCCCACCGCCACGACCAGGGCGTCAGGTCCGGGCTGGTAGGCCTGCGGTACGCCGTTCTCATCCGTGGGAGCGACGCCGTTCGCTCCTGGCGAAACGGGCATGAGTGACGCCGAGGCGCCGGGCAGTACCGGCACCACCGCCTGGGGCGTGGAGACGCCGTCGGTGACGGCCTGCGCGGCGCACGGCTGCCCGAGTGTCGTCAGCTGTTTGCACAACTGGTTGGCCGCCGCCGCGTTGTCTTTCGCCTCGTCCTGCTTGTGGTTCCAGCTGACCAGTAGCCACACGGCGAACACCACGACGAGCACCGTCAACGCGGCGAGGAACCCGAACTGGCGTAGCCGCCGGGCGGAGGGTTCGGCGGCCAGTGGCGGCGGGAAACCCCCCGGGCCGGACGGCGGGGATGTCCCGATGATCGGCGCCACCGACGGCGGGGCCAGGTGCTCGGGTTCCGGGGCGGGTTCGTGGAACAGCTCTTCGTCCGGCCCCGGATCGATTGGGGGGGTATTCACCATTCCACGTCCTCACCTTTGGCCAGTTTGTACCGGATCTGCGCGTGCTCCAGCCGGATCTTGAGGCCTTCGGCGTCCAACTCGGCGTCACGCCGCGCCGCGCGTTCACCCATGATCACCGTGTCCGCATCCGCGAGCCGGCGACGCAGCTCGTCAATCTCGACCTGGGCGTGCATCTCGGTTTCCAACACCCGGGAATGCTCGTCTTTCAGACGCGCGTCAAATTCGGCCTTGGACGCAGCGAGGGCGTCCCGGTATTCCTGCCGGGTCTCCTTGGACGTCTTGGAGTACCAGACCAGCAGGCCCATCACCGAGGCTGCCAGGCCGCCACCGGGGGCGAGGGTGGCCAGGTCCTCAATCACCTCAGCTCTTGTTCAGAGCGTCGACCTTCGCGCTCAGCTCGTTGACCTTCTGCACGATGTACCCGAGTTGCTTGGCGAGGTTGGAGTCGGTGTAGCCCTCGCCCCCGCCCGAGAGCACCGCGTCGGTGCGGTCGGACTGCTGGTTGAGCCGGGCGACCTGCGCCTTGAGCGCGGTGAAATCCGATTCGGTGACGCTCATCAGAAAATCCGCTCCCCCGTTGGTGGACGCGTCGACCGCCGCTGCGACCGTGACGCGGTTTCGTTCCTCATCGACCCCGCCCAGCGCGATCCGCAGCTCCGAGTAGAAGAAGTCCCACGGGAAGTTCGGGCCAGGGTCGGTGTGTGTACCGGCGAACGTCGTGGACATGTCCTTGTGGCAGGTCAGACCGGAGTTGCGCGCCTTGAGCGCCGCCGCACTCAGCAGGGCCGGTGCGGTCTTCAGGCCGTAGGCCATGGTGACTTCGGCGCACAGGGTGGCGGCCCGGCGGAACATGCGTTTGTGGGCCAGCCATTCGTTGCGGGTCCAGCTGGATTTGCCGACCATTTCCACACCGATACCGCGCAGGTTCCCCGGGTTGCGGCACTGGTAGGCGGTGTCGTTCATGTCCACGTACTGGTAGGTCAGGGTGTCGGACACCGCGAAGTGCACGGAGACCTGGGTGTCGTTCGTGGACCAGTACCGCCCGAGGTTCGCCGGGTAGTTGTCGGCGTAGTCGGTGTCGGTGCAGTGGAGTACGAACCAGAGCGGTTGATACCCCTGCCGACCCGCCGCGAAATTCGCCGGCCGCGCCGCCACGAACGGGTAGGCCAGCCGGCCGGTCACAGCGCCACCGTCAAGTCATCGCGCTCAGGGTCGTAGGTCGGGTCGGGTTCGTCGTGGTGCAGCCCCAGGGAGACGCGCTTGCGGTAGGGCAACTCGTCAAGCTTGTCGAACACCAACGGCATCTCATCAGGTACCTGGGTCTGCCCGCGCAACACCGGATTGTCCGGCTCCCAGTCCTCGTCGATCTCGCTGCCATGCTCGTCTAGCGGCATGGTTCACCCCCCGGTCGAATTGGGTCTTAGAGCAGTCGCTGAATACCGAAGCGCGGCAGAACCGGGTCCATCTTCAAGGGGTCGTCGGCGGTGTGGCGCAGGCACAACTCCACGAAGTCGTCCTTGTTCAGCCGGGCGTCCACGGTGATGGAGGCGTACCAGCTGATGTCGGCCAGCAGCGGCCAGCCGGTGGCGATCGCCGGGTACGCCGAGGCTCCGCCGTTGCCGTTGACGCGGAAGGCCAGGGCGCGGCTGCCGACGCCTTTGGCGGCCAGGCCCGCGAACCCGGTGAAGCGGTGCAGCCCCGTTTCCAGGCAGGTGATGCGCGTGGGTGAGGCGAACACGAACCCCGGCTGAGTCTTAGGCAGGTTGTACTGGGCGGCGTCCCAGATGATCGGTGTCCACACGCCGGGCTGGATCGTCATCTGGTTGGTACTGACGCGCGTGAGCGTCGTGTACTGAAAGATCGTCTGGGACAGGCCGGTCAGCGCGGTAACCCGGTCGTCGATGGCCCCGACCGATTCCTCCACCGCGTTGGCCAGGCCGCTCATGTCACCGGGCACATCGGGGATGTCGCTGGCGTCGGGCGTGGGCCAGGAGTAACGCGTCGTGGCACTCATTCGTCGTCCGTTTCCAGGTTGGGACCGTTGAGCTTTCCCAGAACGATCAGGCTGGGGATCTGCACCAGGATCAGCACCACATCGCCCTGCGCCGGGGTGTAGCTGTCCAGGTAGGACACGGCCACGTCGGTGCCGCGCCACGTCACGGTCACGGTGGCGGCGGTGTCGTAGTCACCGGCGACGGCCTTGACCACACCGGGTTCCACCCAGCAGCGCGGCCGGGCGCCGGGCGTGGCACCGCCGGTCAATTCATTCGCCAGGCGCGTGAGGCCTCGGGCCATGGGTCACCCCCACTGGTGGTTATCGGGTAATTTCCGCAGGCATGAGCGAACTCATCGACTGGATGTGCGCCGAGTCCGGCCGCGAATCGGCCACCCGGCAAGACCTGCCGATCCCGGTACCGGAGAACTGGGGCACGCTGCTGAACGATTTGGAAGTGGCCGCCCGGTGCATCGTCTATTCACCCGACTCACCGCCCCCGCCGCTTCCCCGGAAGGAAGACACCGTTGCGCTACCGGACGTCGTGTACCTGATGACCGGCCTGGGCGACTGGACGCTGATGCAGTTGAAAACGACACTGGCCGACTATTTCCAACGCCCGGAAACCGAACAGACCCCGGAACGGGAAGCGGCTCTGTACGGCCAGATCGTGGGCGCGCACGCGGTGCTGATCGCCATGACCGAAGGCCTCTACGCCCGGGGGTACAGCCCCTTTGCGCAGGAGTGACCGACGTGGATTTTCAGACGCATCAACTGCTGGGGCTGGGTGACATCAGCGAGCTGACGTTCAGCGACGAGACGAGCGAGCCACCGGTCCAGCGCGTCTACGGGTGGCGGGTGGCCACCAACGGGCGCTGGTACGTGGACGTGCTGGTAATGGGCTTCAACTACCGGGCCGTTCTCACCGACAAGGCCGACGCCGACGAATTCGGCAACGCCGTGGCCTATGACGGGCACGGCTGGTGTTATCCGAAGTCCACGGGGCTGCTGAACCTGGTGATGCTGCTACAGGCCTGGGTGATCGACCCGACGGTCAGCAACGCCAACCGCGTGGAACCCCCGCCCGGCCCGTGGATCAAATCAACCTTCACCGGCGAGCACCGCTAGGCCGTCGTGGTCGCGTCACTGCTGGAGTCGTTGGTGACTGCCGCGAGGGTCCGCAGGGTGAGGGACTGGCTGGCCTCGGTGGTCAGCGGCACCGTGAAGGAATCCACCACGAACAGCTGCGTTCCCCCGTCCAGCCCGGTGACCGAGATCGTGTCGCCGGATTCCAGCGCCGGATTGGTCACGGCGCTCACAGTCATGTCCACGAACCGGCCCCGGGTCTTGGCCAGCAACGCCTGCCCGGCGGCGCGGGCGGCGGCGGGTCCGGCGATCGTGGCCGAGGTGAGGAAGTAGGGCACCCGCCCGTACGGACCATTGACGTTGGTGACCGAGTCCGGGTCGGCGTCCTCCACGACCTGGGGCTGAAACGGTGGCGTGCCGTCAGTTTTGGAGCTGACCACGACGACGACGTTGTAGACCCGGGTTCGGTCACGGATGGCGGTGCCCGAGAGCATCACTCCGTCCCGGCCGGTGTGCACGGCCCACACGGGGTGCGTGTCCATCGTGGCGACGTCCCGGATGATCAGGTTTCCGCGCGGGCCGAAGAACGCCTCGGTGCCCGATTGGGTGCACAGGCCGGTGATGGCCGCGTCCCGGTCGCGATCCCACACCTGCACGGTGGTCCGGGCGTCCGCGATCGGGTTGAGTCCGCTCACCCCGGCCGTGTCGGTGGCGTTGGGCACAACCTCAGCGACCAGCCTGGCAATGGACGCTACAGCGGTCAGGGCATGCTCGGAGGTGCGGGGCAGTTCGAAGCGGGCACGCTGGATCTGCGCCCACCGGTCGGGCGCCGATGAGACGGCGATGGTGCTGAGGGCGCCGACACTCATCGACTGCTGATCGAGTGAGAACACGCCCAGTGGCAGCAGTTCCTCCGCGCCGCCGGGGAAACGGATGCCCCGCCACGCGCGCAGCTCCGTGCCGACCGGCGAGAGAACATCCCACAGGCCCGGGTCGGCGATCGTCAGGTCCAGCTTGCGGTGCACACCAGTTCCGCTGGACACCGACACCGACCCGTCGGTGAAGGGAATGTTGCGGGCCACGCAGCGCCCCGCCGAGTAGGCGTCGACCCTCGCGGCGACCGTGTGGGAGTTGCGCAGCGCCGCGAGGAACTGTGCGCTGACCGGATACATCAGGTGGCCTCGAAAACCCGGATGAGCCGCGGGTTGTACGTGTCGGTGCTGTCACTGAAGATCCCGGCGGAGTAGGCGTGCAACGCGAACTCGTGCACGCCGGATTGGGCAGGGATGAACGTGTCGGTGCCGGGCGAGACGGTGTAGTTGCCGCCCGGCGGGCACGGCAGGGTGTAGATGACGTTGGCGGTTTTCATCGTCGCGTCATCCGTGGCGCCGTAGTGCCACTTCAAGGCCAGGTAGACGGTCTGGTCCCCGGCGGTGAGCATCTCCTGCGCATCGACGCGGTAGGTCTTCCCGGCGGTGAGGTTCGGGTAGGACCGCAGCGTGATCGCGTCACCCGGGGTCGTGGTGGTCGTGGTGGTGCCCGGGGTGTTGGCCGAGAAACTCATCAGCCAGCGCGTGTAGCCGGTGAACGCCGATGAGAACGTTCCGGTGCCGGTCAGGACGCAGGTAATCGTGTAGACCCCGTCGGCCGGCGGGCTGAACGTCGGGTAGCCGCCCGGCCCGCTGCCCTCGTAGTAGAGGTTGGCGTAACTGTCGACGTTGGTCCGCCCGTGGGAGTCCAGCACGATCCCCCCGGACGTGGCCGGGTCCGGGCCGGGAACGGCCATCACCGTCTGGGTGATGGTGTTGGGGTTGGCGTCCGGGGTCAGGTAGAACGTTTCACCGCTGATCGTGTAGGTCTTGCTGGCCTCGAAGTAGGCCGTGGACGAACAGACGATGAACGGGTACGTCTGGTGGTTGAACGTGGCCTGGCCCTGCTGATCGGGCGCGGGTCCCCCGGGCGTCATCGTCGTGCTGGTCGACCCGAACGCCCCGAGGTTGTTCGTCTCGGTCACGTCGTCCAGCGCCACCGGGGCGGGCACGTCCGGGTCGCCCGAGTCGTCGTCGCCGGTGTTGCCCAGCCCGCAGGAGGCCATGTCGCCGTAGGTGGGGCGGTGTTCCGGCAGTTGCAGGTAGGACACCAGGCCGCGCTGCTCGGTCCAATAGCAGCAGCTGGGGTAGATCACACCCCCGGCGGGGCGGTCCACGATCTCCACGGGCAGGTGGAAGACGCGCCCCTCGAACGGTGCCCACTCCTGAATCAAACGTTCTTCGGTGACGTCCCCGACGCTCACCCACCAGTGCGTGATGCCCCAGCGCTCCCCGGCCGGCACGTCCAGCAGCAGCGTCGAGTTGTCCGCCAGCAGCGCACGAAACTTGTCGGCTTCCTCCAGCGACCACGTCCGGATGTCCAGCGTCGATGTGGGATTCTTGCGCCGCCCGTCGGCCAGCACGATCGGGCTGGGCCGGTTGAGCACCGGGGCGACGGTGCGGGTCTGCGCGAACACCGGCGACTCGGCGTTGGCCAGGTCGATGGCCATCGACAACTGCGGTATCGCCAGGTGACGCAGCCACGCCGCGCCTTTGAGCGTCGACCACTCCTGATCGTTGGGGTAGTAGGCGGTCGGGATCAAACGGGTGAACCCCTGTTCGGCGACCCCCACCGGCCCGGCCCCGGCCTGATAGTGCACGTCCACACCGAACGGGCACTCGAAATCCCGCACGGTCACCGACTGCCCGGCGGTCACCGCGATCGGCTCAGCACCGCGCACCGGCCACGCCCGATCCGGGTCACGCCGGGTCAGCGTCACCTGCCCGTCGCTGTCCCACGTGACCGTCACGTCCACGTACGGGGGCGTCGCCTCGGGGTGGGGGACAGTGGTGACCAGGGCCATCACGCACCCCCGTAGATCGACGCGTCAGCGAGCCGGCCGAACTGGTGGTCAACTTCGGCGCTGATCAGGCCCGGCACCGCGCCGTCCTCCACGCGCACCACCACCCCGACAGAGCTGGAACGCTGCTCACGCATGGCTTTCCACTGTTCGTCGGTGAGGATGCGTTCGGGCTTACCGGTGCCGTTCATCGTCAGCGTCAACCCCGGGGGCAGGTAGCCGCCCTGGTCGTACCAGTGCGGCTCCCGGGAGAGCCACTTCCCGTACGCCCGGGTGGGGTCCCCGTACACGCTCTTGATGTAATCCAGACCCCAGTCGACCTGCGTGAACGCGTTCGTTTTCCAGTCCGACCCGGCCGTGGCCATCTTCGACCCCGGCAGCGACTGGGGAATGCCGTAGGCGCTGTACAGGCCAGAAAGCCCCCGGACGTGGACGGGATCGCCCGTGGCGTTCCACCGCCACGTCGACTCCCCGTCCCACAACTCCGCCAGCGCCGCCATCTGCTCAGCGCCCCACCCGTGGGACTTCAGCTGGGTTTTGGCGTAGGCCGCGGCGACCGACCCGGACGCCTGTACGCCCAGCTTGCGGGCCTGGGTGCCCAGCACCGAGGTGTCCTCGTCCTCATCCGAGCTGGTGATTCCGAGCCGGTCCAGCACCGACTTCCCGGCGTTGAGCACGCTCTTGCCGAAGCCGAGGATCTTGTCCCCCAGCGCCTTCACCTTGTCCGTGACGTACTTGGTGATCTTGCTGGCGAACATCTCCGGCGTGCCCGCGAGGGCCTTCACCAGCGGGGTGTCGCCGTACTCGGCCAGGAGCTTCTGCGCCGGTGCCGCCAGGGCGTTCTTGAACGTGGACAGCAGCGTCCCGACGATGCCGCCGTCGCTGCTGTTGTCCGCGTCCGCGTCGACCGCGCCGACCTTCGCCGCCAGCAACCCGGCCTCGGACATGGCGGTGTGCACGTGGTTGTAATGTTCGGCCACGACCGACCGGTAGGTGTCGGCACTGGTGGTGCTGCCGTCCTTGACGAAGTAGCCAGGCCCGCCACTGTGGATCAGCTCCAGCAGGTACGGCGCCCGGCCGTAGAGCCACTTGGCCAGCGACGCCATGTTCTGCGTGGAGTCCGCGGCGTCCACAGCCATGTGCTTGCCGTGATAGCCGGGATCGCCGGCCCGGTACCCGGAGGTGACGGTGAACGGCACCCCCGACTGACGCTCGAACGCGGTGATGCGCGGCACCAGGTCCACCGAGCCGGTACCGGTCGCGAAGAACTGGATCGGCATACCGGCCAGGCCGCGACGGTTCCATTCCTCGATCTGTGCCGGGCCGATCTGGCGGGCCACCTGGGGCACCAGGACGGCCTCGCCCTTGCTTAGTACCGCCGGGACCGTGTCACGCCCGGGTTCGTAGCCGGGGATGACACCACCCTTGGCGAAGTGCGCGGTCGCGGCGGCTTCCTTGATGAAGGCCGGCTCAGGAATGTCATCGATGTGCAGCGAGCCAGGGAAGTGCGACAGCAGCGTATTGATGTTGCCGATCAGGCCGTCATTGATGATCGCGAAATAGCCATGAATCGGGACGGCCAGGAAATTACGCAACACTCCCCAGGCGCGACCTATCGCCGAAACGCCATTGTGGAACGCGTTTTCGATGCCACCGAGGAAACTTGACACGTGATCGGTGATGAACCGCCACGCGGCGGTCGCTCCGTCACGTATCCCGTCGAGCATTCCGTGCCAGCGACTGGCTACGCCGTCGGTGAAAGCGTGCCAGTGGTCAACAATCCATTCGATCGCCCGCGCGATGGCGGCCCGGATCGCCTCGAATGCCACCCGCGTCGCCCGGGTGATGTCGTCCCAATGGTGGATCAGGGCCATGACGCCTTGAATGATCAGACCGATCGGACTGTACTTGATCCACCATGCCAGGAACTGTTTGAAAACGTCCCACAGCAAGTCCACATAGTGCCTGAATTTGTCGAAGTGGAAATAGGCGTAGACGACAAATCCAATGAGCGCAACGATCGCGATCACGACGAGCGCAATGGGGTTGGCGCTCATCGCGGCATTCAGCACCCACTGCACCGCAGCCCATGCCGCCGTCGCGACGCGGACCGCGATCATGGCGACCTTCTGGGCGACCAACCGCGCGGCGTTAGCCACCCACGCGGCGGTGTTCTTGACTACTTGCACTGTGGACGCGATCATCTTGCCGGTGACTTCGGCGATGGCACTACCAGCAGCTTTGGCCTTGGTGGCGAACGCGCCGAAGTTGATCGACCCCTTGTCCGACCCAAAGAACGAGCGCAGCTTGCCGGCAGGGCCTTCCAGCGCCAAGAACTTGTCGCGCAGCGACTTAAGGCCACCACCGACCGCCTTGGCGTCACCGACCACTTCAGAACCGAAGCTGAACAGTTTCTTCGCCTGCGCCCGCGCCCACAAGGCCAGCAGGACGGTCAGAATGACCTGAATCCCTCCCGGGCCAATGGTGTCGATCAGCTTGAACAACTGATTTAGCGCCCCGGCGGCGAGCGCACCCAGTGGGGCGAGTCCTTCCGCGACGGTGCCCAGCGCGCTGAACAGGTCACCGAGGAAAGAGATCACCTGGGGCGCGTACTTGACCATCTGATCGATCAAATCGTTGAGCCCACCGTTTTTCTTGTCAGCGAACGCGGAGAACTTGTCGGCGATCTTCCCGAGCATGTCGACCAGGATCGGGCCGAGTTTGTCGGCAACGGGCGCCAGCGCCTCGATCAGATGGATGGCGAACGGCCCGGCGATCTTCGCGGCGGAACCGAACAGGTCGAACGCCTTCGGTACTTCCTTCGTCAAGAAAGCAATGAAACCCTTGCCGGCGGGACTGGCGGCCACGTCGCCCAGGTCGCCGATCAAGCCGGCCACGGACGTGCCGACAGTCGAGATCAGCGCATTGAGTTGGGGTAGCAGCGGCTGAAGCTTGGTGAAGAAACCTTCGATGGAAAGAAGAATTCCCGAGCTTGCCGCCGACGCCGCGAACTGCGCGAACGCGGGCTTGATGTTCTTCTCGTAGTAATCGGCGAACTGCTTGACCGCCGGGGACGCGGTGTCGTAGTCCTTTGTGGTTTCGTTGCGGCTGGCCGTGGTCGTGGCGGCGGCCAATGCCTGCTGCTTGAGCAGGTTCGCCCGGTCGGTGCGCGCCTTGGACAACGCCGTTTCCGCGTCGTTGATCGCCTTGGCGTCATCGATCTGGGCTTCACGTGCCTTTGTGGACGCAGCCGTCACCGACAGCTGGGCGTCGGCCACAGAATCCACGGCGTCCTTGAGCGCGGCCTGCGCAGAGATGACGTCGTCGTTCCCGGCCAATCCGTCCTGGTCGTACTTGGCCTTCTTCAGCGCGTTCTCAGCCTGCGTGGCCTGAAGACTCTTGAGGCTGGTCTCCTGCGTGTTGTACGCAGCCTTCGCCGCTTCAATGTCCGATTCGGACGCAGTCGGGTCGGCGTAGAGAGCGTTCAGCTTCTCCTTGGCCTGCGTGATCGACACGACAGCCGCGTACTGCGCGACCTGGTTGGCCTTGATCTCGGCCGTCAACTTCGCCAGGTCGACCTTCGCCGACTTGTACGCGTCGTTGAGTTTCTTGCGGGCGGCCGTTTCCTTGGTCTGGGCCTGGGTGAGGTTCTTCTCCGCAGCAGTGACGGCGAGGGCGTTGTCCCGGGCGTTGCGCGACGCGGTGGTCCGCGCGGTACTCAGCGTCTCCTGCGAAGCGGCGATAGCGTCGTTGGCGTTCTTCACCGCGATGGCATTGGACAGCTCGGTCTGCGCGTCAGATGCGGCGTTCGCGGCGGCGGCCTTCTGCCCGGCTTCCTTCGCCTTGATAGCGGCGGACACCTTCGAGAAGGCCAGCGCGAGCACGCCCACACCCAACGCGGCGGCGCCGAAGGCGGCACCCAGGGTGATGACCAGACCGGTCAGGCCGATGATGGCGGTGGCGGCCAGGGGGACACCCAGGACGATCGCGCCGATGAACGCGACGGCGGCGAGGTTGGCCAGCTTCGCGGCCGGTGTCATGTCGCTGAAGCCCTCGAACAGCCCGAAGATGCTCTTCTTGGCCACCTGCGATTCCGCGCCGACGGACTTCAGTAGCGCCGTCGTTTCCCTCAGCCCGGACTCCGCTTCCAGCTTCACATCAGCGGTCAGCGGCTTCTTGATGATCTGCTGCAACTCCCGGTGCAGCGCCACGGCGCGAGCGATCACCTGGGCCGGGGACAGGTCCACGCCCACTTGTAGTTTCAGGTCACCGGCGGCGGCGCGGATCTTGTCGATCTGCTCGGTGGCGGCGTTCTTGTCCGCAGCGATACGGAACTTCGGGAGCGCGTTCTCCAGCTTCCCGAACTGCGCCGCGAGGCTCTGGACGAGCGCCCCGGCGTTCTTCTGCAACTCCTGGGCACGCAGCTCTGGGGTGATGTCCTTGCCGTGAAGCTCGTTGACTTTCTTCAGCAGATCGTCGCTTGCCGCGCCGGCCGCCTTGAAGTTGGTGATCAGTTCCGGGCTCAGCCCCGGCAGCGACGCCAGATCCTTGAACGCCTCGGACGTCGCTCTGACCCGGGTCAGCAGCTGGTCGGTTCCCAGGTCCCCGATCTTGGTGGCGTTGAGATTGGTGACGTCCTCCACCATCTGTGCGGTTTCCCGCTTCAGATCCGCCGGGAGGTTGCCCAGCAGATCCACGTCGAAGCCGTCACCCAGGGCCTTCTGCATGGCCTGAGCAACGCTGAGGATTTCTGACTTCAGCGAACCCAGTTCGCGCGTGGCGGGCTTCGCGTCGCCGCGAAACTTCTCCAAGTCGGTGATGAGGCCGCCAACAGTCTCGCCGGACTTGGGGATCGCCAGATCCAGGTCCACGCTGACGCGGCCGAGTCTCTTGATCTCCTGAAGGTCCTTCGACGCGTCTTCCAGCACCTTGACCTTGTCGGGCGTGGGCAGGTCCAGCACGTCAGCGACGGAGGCGTCTTTGAGGGTGTTGAACACCTTCTCGTAGCGCTGCTGAACCTCCGGGGCGTTGTCCCGGGCAGTGATGATCGGGTCGGGCAGGTCGGCCAGGACGCTGCTGAACGCCTGCTGCACCTTCTTGGCGGCAGCACCGGCGTTGATCTCGGTCTCTTTGAAGTCGACCTTCGGCGTGAAGTTCTCGCCGGCCACCCCGTCGGTGAAGCCCTTCAGACCCTTGAGCGCCGACCGGGCCTGGTAGTTGATCGCCTCACCGAACTTGGTATCGGTGAGCTTCTCCAGCCGCGCCTGAATCCGTTCGGCGGCGGCCAGCAGATCCTCATCGTTGAACTTCGGCGTCAGTTTCCGGGCGGCGAGCCGGTCCATCTGCTTGCCGATGCGGGCCAGTTCCTTCTCCGCCGGGGACACGTCGGCGTCCACGGGGATTTCCAGGATCTTGCCCGCGCCGGCACCCAGGGCGGCGCGCAGATCATCGACGAACGCACCTTGGCGCAGCTTCAGCTCGATCGGCTTCTCGACCTGGGCCTTGGTGATCGTCGCGGCGGCGCTGAACGCAGCCAGGTTCTTGAGCGCCGCTTCAATGTCCAACCGCAGGCGGGCGTCGGTGGTCTTCGCGGCGAGGGCTTCCAGGGCGGCACCCACGGCCGCCACGCTCGCCACGGCCTCGGCCGCGTCGATGTCGATACCGATGCGCTTGGAACGCAATCTGGTCAGGTCGCCGCGGATGACCTCCAGCTCGTCCTGGGCCTTTTTGGTCCCGGTGACCTGCATGTCGATCTTGGGGGTGGGCAGGTTGGTCAGGGCGTTACGCAGTGTGGTGTTGAGCGTCTGCGCGAACTGGCCGGTCGTGGTGTTGACCGACAGGACTTTCTCTTCCAGCGCCGCGAGCGCCGCCGTGCTTTCGGCCAGGTTGACCTTCGCGTCGATCGTGATCTGCGATTCGGCTTGCAGCTCAGCGATCTTGACGCGCAACTTCTGGACCTTGCTGAGGAACTTCTCCGAACTCAGATCAGCGTCAATGGTCAGATCGGTGAGGGTCGCGGTCTTCTCGCGGATCTTGTCCAGCTGCTTGTCGAACTGCTTGGTGTTGCCTTTGATGTTGATCTCGGGCAACGCCGCTTCCACGGCCTTCAAGGCGGCCTTGGCCTGACGCCCGAACGCGCCGGCGAAGTTCTTCCCGGCCTTTTCCCCGGCGTCGGTCGCGTCAGCGTCGGAACCTTTCAGGCCGTCCTTGACGCCGGCCTTCGTCTTCGTCTTGATCTTCTCGCTGAACTGCTCACCGATTTTGTCGGCGACGGCGGCGGTCTGCGGAAGTATCTGCGCCGAGAGCGCAGAGAGGAACCCGTCGGCCGAAGGCACGATATTGACGGCGACAGCGCCGACTGTGACCTTGCCTTCGGGCATGACTCACTCCCCTCTGCGTTCGCGGACCAGCGCCAGGAAAGCCAGACCCTCAGCCGAGGGTGGCGTCTTCTCGGTTTTCTTCTTCGGGTCCACGACGCCCGGGCGGGGCGTGGGACTGGGCTTGTTCGGCTTTCCGCCTTGACTGGCGTACAGGCCGTACTCCACCCATTTGAGATGGTCGATCACGTCGAACAGGATCATGTCCTGGCGGCTGAGCGAACCGTGCCCATCAGTCGGGTGGTCCTCGGCGTACTGCGCCAGCTGCTCATCGGTGAGCTGGTCACGGATAGCGGTTTTCGTGGCCGATTCCGGCGGGAGACGATCGAGCAGGACGCGAACCCGGCGGTAGGTCAGCCCACCGCCGGGTTTCCACACATTCCGCAGGTCCGCGTCGTTGCCCGAATAGTAGAAAGCGAAATCCCCCTCTACCTCGTCCGCGAACTCTTCGAGCGTCGCGACGAGAGAGAAGAGGTCTTCGAGTTTCCCTCCCCGCTCGCAGCGTTCAGGTTCTTCATGAACTGCTCGACCTGCTCCAGCGTCGGATCCACATCCATAAACACTTCGAAGTCGTCCGTGGACGCCAGGGCCTTGGCCGCCCACCCTTCGAAGTCCCCGGCGCGCATCGCCGAGAGGCTGGAGACCCGCCACATCTTGGGGGGCAGCACCCGCACCGACTGGCCGGGCACCAGCTCCACCAGTACCGGCCCGTCGATGTCGTCGAGCACCTCGGTCTGCAACGCGGCGATGCGGTCGACCTCGCCGCCGTCCTGGTCGATGACCTTCGCGGCGCGGCTCATGAGAGCTGCGCCAGCTTGTAGAAGCGCTGCACCGCGACGCCATCGGCGCCGGGGTAGGCCGAGATCGTCAGGGGGTATCCGACCAGGTCATCGCTCTTGTAGACGACGTTGCCCTTCTCCGTGACCTCGCCGAGGGGGATGTAGATGCGGATGAGGTTGGTGGAGCCGTCCATGACGTCGAAGACGAACGCGCGACGGTCGGGCGCCGGCTTGTCCTGTTCGGCGATGGTGAGGATCCCGGCGCCCGGCCCGGTGGTCGGCACCGTCAGGCTGGTCTGCGGGATCTTGTGGTAGAGCGACAGGACGGTCTTGTTGGTCTCCCAGCACGTCACCGCGAAGGTCTTGGTGCTGGAGGTGACCTGGGTACGGATCGGCGAGAGGGCACCCCACGGGGTCCACGACGTGCGGGACTCATCGACGGCGGCGGTCATGCCGTCCTGGCTGATGTACCCGAAGTCGTTCCACGCGGCGGGCAGGGCGGAGAAATCAATGGGCGCGGCCGTGCCGCTATCGGCGGTGTAGCCGACGCCGGACGCGCCGACCAGCGCAAGCTGAGCGTTGCTGGACATGTAATCGCCTTTCTGCCACTGGGCAGCACGAACGGCCCTGCCCGCCGAATGCGGGAGGGCTAGGAATTGCGGGAAGTCAGGAAACGATGTGGACGTACAGCCGGTAGGACGCGCCGAACCGCCGTAGTGACGTGTTGTCATACGGCCGGAAATTCGGGGCTTCTACCGTGTCGACGCGCGTGAAAACGGCGCCGTCGATCTGCGTGCCCGCCAGGACGAAACGCAATTGGTAGCGGGCCTGTTCGGCCAGGGCCACCGCCGACGCCCGATCCGGGCCGTAGGCGTCCACGTCCAGCAGGACTTCATCCAGCCCGGGTGCGGCATCACCGCCGCCGTAGCGGGCGATCTGCAACAACGGAATCTGGTTGACCAAATTCGCCGGAAGGTCGGTCAGTACCCGGCAGTTGAGTGCCGATCCCAGCCAGGAGACCAGGAGTCTTTCCACGTCCACATACGGAAGGGCGGAGGTCACGAACCGTTCGCGGCGTTGTTGGTCGCGTCCTTCTTGCTGCCCTTCCCTGCCTTCTCACCGTCGGCATAGCGGGCGCGGCCGGTGTTGACCAGCGAATGCGCCTCGGCCGCCGGCAGCGACTCGGTCTTACCTTCCCGCTCACGGTCGAACGGGTCGAACGCGATGATGACCTTCACCTGCTCTTCGTCACTCATGGAACTTGGCCTTTCTGTTTCGGCTGCCCTTTTCGGTGTACCGATCCCGGCTGAAATCGGCCTGGCCCACAGCACGCCGCAACACCCGATAGGGCTGGATGTAGTTGTTGCCCCACTCGATGTACAGCGCGTGCGTGGTGTTGTTGATCAGCTGGGCGTAGGCGCGCCGGCCTCCCCTGCTGCTGGGGCCGACGCCACCCTTCACTTCGAAGGAAGATTTGTATTTGGTGGTGTCCACCGGAGCCATCGCGATGGCTCGCTCTTTCGCGGCCTCGGCCAGGGAGCGCAGGTGCCGGACGATGTAGTCCGCGCACACCAGATGCCGTGTCCCGTTGGGGTGCTTGGCGGTGCTGAAGGTGCACGTCACGTCACCCTGGCGGTAGACGGCGGTGTAGAGCATCAGCCGGTGACCCGTCGCAGCTGGACCTCGGTACCGGCGCGGCTGGACGTGAACGGGCTTTTCAGCCACGGAAACGAGTCACCGACGACGGCGTATTCAAGGCCGTCCAGAACAAATGTGTCGGTAGATGCCGGTGCCGCGCCTACGTGTGGGGGCAGCAGCAGCGTGACGCCGGTGGTGACAGTGTCCTGCGTGGTGACGTCCGGTTCGGTCGATACGGTGGGCCACCACACGCACCCGCTGATCGTGGTCGACACGTCCTGGCGCACGTCGTTGCCGTACTGGTCGACGCCGATGAGTTCTTCGCTGACATAGACCGCGTCCCCGGCGTAACCGAACGCTGGCTGGCTCACGCCTCGGCGTCCCAGGCCCGCCACCGGGCATAGCGCGGGGAGAACTGGCTGGGGCTCATGATCAGGGCGGCGTAGCCGCGCCGGGCGCCGGGCGTCGTCCCGGTCAGCAGGGCCAGATCTTCGTCGGTGAGGGTGAGCAGCCCGGTGGCCTGCGTCCCGGACGAGCCGTAGGTGACGCTCCACGGGCCGACGGTTTCAGCGGCGACACCACTGGGGTTGCGCAGCACCCGCATCACCATCTGCGCACAGACCAGCTCGGGGATCCCGGCGTTCAGCGCACCGGAGATGACGCGGGCGTCCACACCGGGGACTTTCGCCCGGATCAGTTCCGAGGCGTACCGGCACAGCACGTCGCAGCGGCTGGCCTCGTCCGGACTCAGGTCCCGCCACATCACGGCGATGGTGGCCGAGGTGGCGAACGGGGCGGGTCCACTGGCGGTGTCGGTGACGGTGACGGTGTAGGTCTCCGTGGCCACGGCCGCGCCGGAACCACGGAACTGCACGCGCCACACGCCCACCACATCGGGGATGAACGTGAACGGGAAATTCGCCGGGTCGGTCGTATCAGGCGCGACGGGAACGGGCGCGGCCAGGCCGTAGGGGGCGATGACCTGCGCGGTGACCGAGATCCCGGCGACGGCTTCGAACGTCAGCTCGACGGCGTCACCCACGTTAGTGCTAGCCACGGGTCACCTTGCCCTTCGCAGGAGTTTTCGCGGTGACGGTGGCGGCAGGGGCGGGTGTGACCACGACGGGCACGGGCGCCCGGTAAGCCGGTTTCGTCGCGACGGCGATGATGGGGCTGGTGTTGGTGACGGTGGCCGGCACCCGGGGAATGACCAGGGTTGGCAGGGTCCGGACGATCGTGTGGGGAACTTCGGCCGGTGGAACCTTCGTGCCGACGATGCGGTAGCGCAGGGCAGCGGCACCCGAGGCCCCGCCGCTAAAGTCCACAGGTGCCGCGATCAGGCCCGTAGCAATGACGGACCCGCCCGTGGCACCCTGACCGCCGTGCCGCCCCCGTAGCCGTGCCACCGCTACGCGGAGGTCCTCCCCGGACATCGCTCCTTGACGCGATGGCGCGGCGGTCAGGCCCACGGTCGACCGGAGAACCCCATGGACCTGACCGCGTGCGGCGCGCGACCCACGCGCCGCAGCGCCGAGACGGAAACCTCCCAGAACCGCCCCGGCGTCCGACCGGGCTCCGGTGACGTGTCCGTGCCCGGAGAATCGACCGGCCACGCCCAGCGCGATGCCCGCGCGACCGGCTACCCGACCAGAAACCCGGAACTGACCGCGTGTCGCCCCGGTCCGGCTGGTCGAGCTGGTGGCCGTACCGGGCGCCGCAGCCGTCCCGTGAACACGTGACGAACGCCCGGCACGGCCAGTCGTGGACCCGGCCACGTGCAGCACCCCGGGCAGGGCGGCACCGCGGCGAGGTGTGATGGAGGTCAGGCCCGGCGTGGTCCCCCAGACGCCGACGCTCGCGCCCCCCCGCCCGGCCTGACCGGTCAGTGTCGCGGCGTCGCTGACGCGAGTGCTTCCGTGCACCGCACCGCACCGCCCGGTCAGGCCGGAACTCGTCCCCGTGACGGCCTGGCCGCCGGCTACCTGCCCGGCACGGGCGGCCTGACCGGTGATCCGCGACGCGGACGGCGACAACGCACCCAGAACGGATCCGCCCGCGCGCCCGGCCAGGCCGCGTGATGATCCTGTCAGAGCGAAGTTGCCGGCCACACGCCCCACGCGGTGTGACGACCCGGCGCGGTGACCGGCAACAGTCAAAGATCCCAGCGTGTAGCCGTCGCGGGCCTCGGCACTGGACACACACCCACGCGGGACCAGGCGCCCGGCGACGGCGCCCCGGCGAGCGTTCTGCCCCCCCACGGCGCCAGGAGCGTGGAGAACACCGTGGGGGGAGCCGAAGTGGCCGGGCGTCCCCTTGGCGGCTCCAGAACCGGCAGCAAAACCGGCGAGCACACCAAGCCGCGTGGAACGCCCGGCCCCGGACCCGGCCAGGGCGGCAACCCCGGCCACGAAGCCTCTGTGACCAGCGCTGCCCCGACGTCCCTGACCGGTGACGACCAGACCGCCGGTGACGCTCGCGCGTCGGGCACCTCGTCCGGTCGTTCGTCCGGTGGAAATGATCTGCCCGTGCGTGGAAGCGAGACGCCCCGCGACCCCACGAACGGACCCGGCGATACTCGGCGTGCCGGTGATCGTTCCGGCCCGAAGCGTAGAGACCGCGAGGGTGGTACGCAGCCCCGTCGACCCCGCGACAGCGCCTCGGCGGGCGGCGCGGGCCGTACGGGTACTGGTGAACGCGGCAGTCGCAGCCAGGCGGGTGGAGCGGTCGGGCCGGACGGTGAGAGCCCCCGCAATAACCGTCCGGCCGCTAACGCCACCGCGCCGGCCGCCGCGCGCGACCCGCGCTCCCGTCAGGGACGAAGTCCCGGTGGTGACGCCCCGCTTATTCCCTCGCCCGGCACGCACACCGGCGGTAGCGGCAACCCCGCTGACCGGATTCTTACTGTTCTTACGTCCCGCGCGGGTACCCGACACGCCCGTGGTTTTGGTGACCGCTCCCCGGGCGGCCTTCCGGCCGGTCCGGGTTCCGGTGAGTATGGGTGTTCCGGCGACGTCCCCGGCGGGATGCCACACGACGGTGAGAACCGGCTGGAAGCTGCCGTTATCGGCAGTGAACCAGCTGAACGCGGCACCCAGGCCGCTCTTGGATGCCCGCAACCCGAACAGGGCCAGGGCACTGCCGTTAGTCCAGCTGGGCTGAAAAGTGGCCTCGGCCACGGCCGCGGTGACCACAACCGTGGACACGCCGCCCAGCAGCACCGCCTGAAGCGTGCCGTAGGCGGCGGCGGAAGTTTTGGTGCGCGCGGTCGCGTCCGGCCCGGAACTGATGGCGGCCGACGCGCCTTTCTGCGCGGTGACGACGATGGTCTCTGAGGCCAAACTCAGCAGTCCCGAACTACCGCTCAGCGCCAGTGACGCGGAGTCGACCACGCACCGGCGGTAGGTCGGGACGCTCAACCCTTGGAAACGGAAGAATTGCTGACCGTTGTCGAAGTTCTCGGTGTTGCTGGCCGCGCCGAGTGTGGACGCGGTGTATCTGCCGTCGTCGGTCCCAATCGTGAGGGTGGCCGTCGAGGTGGGCATGAACTACGTGGTCATCGTTTCCGACGCCGACAGCAGCGTGTATGTTCCCTGCCCGGCGTAGGTCTCCGGGATCGGCAACGCCCGGCTCCACAACACGTCCCCACCGGTAGCCGCAGTCCGGAACGCCACATGCGTCACGGTGGACCCGGCCGGAATGTTGAACAACGGCTGGTTGCTCAACGCCAACGTGTCAGTGGTGGGCGTCGTCCACGTCGCTTGTTGCGCGGCGTATACCGGGGTGCCGCCGGTCAGCTCGTTCGCCCCGGCCGACCCGGGATCACCGGTGTGCATCGACACGTACTTGGCGGCGGTGGCCAGCGCGGAGAGCGCGACGACTTTACCGGCGTTCTGGTAGCCGACTGTCATGGCTTAGCCGTTCGGCTTGTCAGCCGAACCGCTGACCTCACCATCGGTGCCGAACGCACCGGAATTCCCCGGGTCGGAGACATCCCCGTTGTTGACCACCCGGCGCCCGCCGTCGGCGTCCTGCGCCGCGTCGCCCACCTGGCCGTCACGATTGGCGTCCTCGGCCTTCGCGGCGTCGGCACGATCGTCGTCGGGAAAGACCTCCGGAACATTCTCGGAAGCCGCGTCCTCATTCTTGTGCTTGCTCATTATTGATTCCCCCCAGAATCGGTTTCTTCCACAGGCGCATCAGGTACGCCGGGGTCCTCAGCCGGTGGCGCATCGGCCGGTGGTTCATCGGCCGATGGTTCATCGGCCGATGGTTCTTCTTCGGGCGCCGGCTCCGGAATGGGCGGCAGCTCCGGGACCTCGATCGACCGGCGCGGATACGTGTACTGGGAGAGCTGATCGGGCGCCATCGGATTGGGCGAACCCCACGAGTCGGCGATCCACCAGCCACGTTCGATCTGCCACGTGGTCCACAGGGTCATCTGCAAATTTCCGTCGTCGCCGGAAAACGCAACCTGGTCACCGAAGCGCTCGGCCAACCAGTCGGCAGTTTCCTGCCCGCCGTCCCACTGAATGATCTCGATCGGGTTTTCGTTGCGCTGCACAACACTGATGGCGGTACTCACCGCGCCCCCTAAAAAAAGTCAATTCGCCCCAGGCTGGGGGCGTCAGACGTTCTGGACGCCGACCCAGAACGTCGGCGCGTACTGGGTTCCGTTCAGGCCCGCAGCACTCGCATATGTCGGCGACAAGGCCGGCGGTGCAGCCGTCACCGTGTTCCAGGTGATCGACGTGTCCAGCATTCCGCCGATCCCGTTGCCGGTGAAGTACGCGGCGACAGTGGGGTTGCTCGGTAGCCGCATGCTGACGCTCATGAGGTTCGGTATCCGCATCGCTATCGTTGGATAGGCGGACGTCGTGTAGGCCCACGTCGCCATCCAATAGAGCGCCTGGCCGGAAAACGTTGTCGTGGCATCGAGCACCGTGGCTGTCGCCACCCCGGTCGCAGTCCCGGGGAAGCTCACCAAATCCGTGATTTTCGCGGACGGGAGCCCCGTGGACGCATCCGACGAATAGACCGACGTGTAGATCGTGGACCCTGCGCCGACCGCGTTCACGTAGCAGCGAGCGCCAGTGAATCGGCCAGGGCGGCTCATCATGAACGGCCAAATATAAGCCGTGCCGCTCGCCAGGGCAATGTAGCTGGACGAGAATACCGGGGGCTGATACCAGTAGTCGGCCGCCGCCGATGTGGACCATGAGTTGTCGATCATGAAACCGAAGGTTCCCGCACGCGGGGCCGTACCAGCGACGGCCGACAAACCACCGTCAGTCCCGAACGTGGCGCGGTTGTCACTGTCTGCGGAAATCCGCAGAGTAACGCCTACGGCCATACGATCGCCCCCTTAGACATTGGCGAATCCGAACCACATCATGGGCAGCAGAGAGGTCGTCGAACCGCTCAAGGTAACCGTGGCGGGGGCGTTAGAAAGACTCGACCAATTCGCTGTCGTGTCGCTGGTACCGAAATACGTAGTAGTGAAGTTCGACGCGGTCAACGTGGCCGCCCGGTAGGGGAAGCAGAACGAGGACGTTCTCGCGGTAACCGTGGCGGCGGCACCGTTGTACCAGGACGCCATCCAGTACAGCTTGTAGGCACTCAGAACCGTGGTGGTATCCCGCGCAGTCGCGGCCCGAACCCCGGTGGTCGCGCATTGGAAGTACAGCAGATCGGCGACCTTGGCGCCCGGATTTCCGGTGGAAGGGTCAGAAGCGTACACCGAGTGGTAATACTGCGACCCGGCTGCCGCCGTGGTGACATTGATCGTGCCGCCCACGCACCGTGCATCCCGGGTGATCATCAGCGGCCACAACTGGCAGTTACCCAGCCCCGAATTCATCGTGGTGGTTCCGCCGGCCCCGCTGAGCGGGTAGTGATAGGGCGTCGAGGCCGTGCCCCAAGAATTATCGATCGCGTAGCTGAATACCCCGCCGCGCTGGTTGATTGCCGGCTGGGGGCAGAGCAACCCGCCGTCGGTCCCGAACGCGAGCGTGTTACCGCTGTCCGAAGACAGATTAATGGCGATGGTAGAACTCATCAACGCCCCCATTTAGACATTGGTGACCTGCCACCAGATAAAAGGCATGCTCTGTGCGACGTTCACCGTGTTGGCAGTGTTCGGCGCGAGCGTTGCCGGCGCGGTGGTGAGACCGGCCCACGTGGTGGCCGGCTCCGGGAACCCGGCGTTCGCCCCGCCCGTGGTGAACTGCCCAACAGCGGTCGGGGGACCGTTCTGCCGGAGCGGGAACATCGAAGCGTTGAGCCGCGACGTCACCGACGGAACGGTGCCGTAGCTGTACCAGAACGCCATCCAATACAACGTCCGTCCGACGTAAACAGTCGCCGTGTCCCGCATTGTTGTCGCCGCCACGGCGCCGGCCGCCGCGGAACTCCACTGGGCTTGATCCGCGATCTTCGCGGCGGGCATCCCCGTGACCGAGTTGGACGCGTACGTGGAGGCGTAAAGGTTGTAACTCCCACTTGCCGCAGTCACATTGACGCTCATCTGCTGCACCGTGCAGGACTTGGCGAACATGAAGGGAAACACGGACGCCGTGGCGCCGAAGATCATGGTCGACGTGGACCCCGTCGCGAGGGTGTACCAGAATTGCTGCCCGGCACCGACCCACGAATTGTCCAGCGTGTACGCCGGATTGAGCCCGGCCATCGCCGAGTAGGGCGACCCCACATAGATGCCGCCATCCGCGCCGATCTTGGCGAGATTCCCGGCGTCCGTGGACGTCTTCGCGGAGAACACGTAAGGCATTTAGTCCCCCGTCAGGACGTAGTCAGGGAGTAGAAGTAACGCGGGACGAACATGTATGGCGTCAACTGCGACGACGTCCACGAAATGGCCGCCGCCGATGTCGCGGTGCCAGCGTCGGCGCCGGAGTAGTAGATCGACGAAGAGCTGCTACCCAGGCCGCCGCTGGTCCACAAAGTGGGGTTGGCGTTAATCGTCGCGAGGGTCAGCGGCGGGGTGGGTATCCCCGCGTCGCGCTGGCTGGACAAGCCGCCCTGGGACGCGTTGGCCGACCAGCCGAGCAGCACCCAATACTGGGTGCCGGCCGTCAATGTCACGGACAGGCCGGTGATGGTCATCATCCCGGCGGCGTTGTAGTTGTACGACCCGAGGTAGCCGACCCGGACGAACTGCTGATTGGGGACGTCGATCGTGTAGAGGTTCACGTACCCGGTGACGTTCGTGTTGGGGCCGGTCACTGCGTTCAGCGACAACTGGGTCAGCGTGGCCGTCCTGGCGACTCCCAGCGGTGCCAGGATCGCCTGGCTGGCGGCGAGGGTGTTGGTCGACTGCTGAACTGTCGGCATGGGGTAGGCGTAGGAGCCGCTGACGTTCGGGATCGCGTACTGCCCGCCGCTGCTACCGGGCACGCTGACCACGTACGGCACGGCGGCGGTACCCGACCCGGTGATCGCGGCGTTGATCCCGGCGACAATCTTGGTTTCCGAACCGTCGACGTTCGCCGAGCCGCTGACGGTCATGCCGTTTCCGGCGACGATGTTGTCTGTGGTGCCGTAGACGGTGACGGCGGTACCCGGACCGGCCGTGTACGTCCCGGTCGGAGTCGGGGCGACCGTGGCCGAGGTGGCGGCGTCAGTGATGTCGAAGACCGTCAGGAATTTCGGCGAAGCACCGCTGGTGTATTCCGACCAGGTGAGGTTGGACTGCCAGCTGATCTTGACGGTGTAGACGCCGGTAGTGGCGCACGTGTAGGCCGGGCTTTGGCCTCGGGCGGTCACATAGCCGCTCGTCGTCGGCAGGCCGGTGCAACGGTCGAGGACGTTGCTGATCGTGGAGGTGGTGTCACCTGCACCGCTGGAAAGAGAGACGGTGATCTGGCCGAGGTTGCCGACGCTCGTGGTCAGGCCCTGTATCGACGAGCCGTAGGTGACGGCGTAGGTGCGTCCGGCCGTCATCGCCACGTTGATGCCGTACACGAAAGTCTCAGTGTTCGCCGCGACCGTCGCCGCGGAGTTGACGGTGCTGGACTTGCCCGAGGCCACGACGTACGCCCCGCCACCCGACCCACCGGTTCCGGCTGAGCCGTCGGCGCCCTTGGGGATGCCGAAGTTGAAGATCGCGGCGTTGCTGTTGCCGGTGTTGGTGACGGTCGCGGCTGAGCCGGCGGCCAGTGTCGTGGTGGTTCCCACGGCGACGGTCGCGGCGGTTCCGGTGGCGCCGGCCGGCCCGGTGGCCCCGGTCGCGCCGGTGGTGCCCTGGGGTCCGGTGGAGCCAGCCGGGCCGGTCGCGCCGGTGTCGCCCTTGACGCCTTGGATGCCCTGGCTGCCGGTAGCCCCAGTGGCGCCCGTGGGTCCAGCGGTGCCAGTCGGTCCGGTCGCGCCCACAGGCCCCGTCGGTCCAGCTGCACCGTCGGCCCCGGTGGCGCCGGTGTCGCCCTTGGTGCCGGTGGGTCCGGCCGCGCCGGTCGCGCCAGTGTCGCCCTTGACCCCGGCCACACCTTGGATGCCTTGCGCCCCGGCGGTGCCGGTGTCGCCTTTGACGCCTTGGGCGCCCTGGGGTCCGACCGGCCCGGCCGGGCCTGCCGGGCCGATGTCGCCCTGGGGTCCGACCGCGCCGGTCGCCCCGGTGGCGCCGGTTGTTCCTGCTGCGCCGGTGGCGCCGGTGGGTCCTGCCGGGCCGGTCGCCCCGGCTACACCTGCGGTGCCGGGGTCGCCCTTGGGGCCGGGGTCGCCGGGATCGCCCTTGTCGCCCTTGGGGCCGGTCGCTCCGGTGGCGCCCACGCCCGCGTTGGACGCGGGCACCAGCAGCCCGCCGTCGGTGCCGAGTGCGGCGGCGTTCCCGGCGTCGGCCGAGAGTTTCACGTCGTACTTGCTGGAGGCGTATTTGAGTGTGGTCCCCAGCGCCCCGGTCACCGTGGTCAGGACGTCGGCGGAGCTGCCTGCGGCACCCGCCGGGCCGGTCGCCCCGGTGGGTCCGGCCGGTCCGGTGTCGCCGGTGTCGCCCTTGACGCCTTGGATGCCCTGGCTGCCGGTGTCGCCCTTGACGCCGGTGGCGCCGGTCGCTCCGGTGGGGCCGATGGCGCCTTGTGCTCCGGCCACGCCCGCGACGCCTTGCGGCCCGGTGAGACCGACGGGTCCTTGCGCGCCGGTCGTCCCGGCGGGTCCGGTCGCGCCGGTGGGGCCGGGTGTGCCTGCCGACCCGGTGGGGCCGGTCGCTCCTGCGGGTCCGGTCAGTCCGGTGTCGCCCTTGAGGCCCTGGGGGCCGGTGGATCCGGCCGGGCCGGTGGCGCCGAGCAGGCCTTGGGGTCCGATCGGGCCTTGCGCACCGGCCGGGCCGGTCGCCCCGGTGACCCCAGCGGTGCCGGTGTCGCCCTTGTCTCCCTTGTCGCCCTTCGGGCCTTGGGGACCTTGAACGCCGACGGTGTTGCCGTTGGAGTCCACGACGACCGACGGGACGTAGAGACCGTTGTCGCTGCCGTACTCGGCGCTGTTGTTCGCGTCCGAGGACAGCTTGACGAACAGCTGCCCGTTGGTGAATCCGAGACCGTTACCGGCGGCGTCTTCCAGGGACGCGCCCCCGCCGTCAGCCCCCAAGTCGGGCACGGTGGCCTGACCGGCGTCCAGCGCGACGTTGGCGGACACGGCCTTCATGTAGAGGCTGGTGACGCCCTCAGGCCCGTACACGTCGGGCATGTCGCCGCTGCGGTCCGAGCGGATCAGTGACCCGGGGATGACGCGTAGACCGTCGATGGTGCGGATGTCGGCCGGTGAATCGGTGTTCAGGTCGGTGTCGATCCGCACCTGCGTAAAGGGCGGAACGTCGGGCAGGCGGAAATACTTACGCGCCACGGCGGCTTTCCTCCTGCCAGAATTCGACGGTGGTGGTGTTGGTGCGCGTGATGTCGCCGGGACTTTCGTCCTGGCCGACCAACCACGGATCCACAGCGAAGCGGGCCAGCGGGATCAGCCCGAGGGCGTAGTCCACGTGGGTTCTGGTGGTCGCCAGCGCGGCGGACAGGCGTTGCGGATAGGCGGCCAGGTAGGCGTGCGAGCGCAGCATCCGGCGTGGCCGCACCAGGCCCGGTACGACCGGTTCGGGTGCGGTGAGGTGCTGCCCGCCGAGGTGGACCAGTTCCCACCCCGAGGGCAGCGTCAGGTCGGAGAGAACCTGGGTGAAGCCGTCGGTGAACACGGCGTCGTCTTCGCAGATCAGCGTCGGCCCGTCGGCGAGAGCGAGCGCCCGGACGTGGGAGTCCCAGCAGCCCCACGTTCCGCGCGGGTACTTGTTCCAGCGCGGATCCGTGGGTGCTTCCACGGCCTGGTCGGTGCCCCACACGATGTGGACGGGGATCCCGAGGGCCACGTGCGCCCAGCGGTCGAGGAACCGGTCCAGACGATCAGCGCGGCGTCGCAGGGTGATCACGTACGCCGACGCCGGCCTCATTCCCGCACGAAACCCTTGCGGGTCAGCACGTCGATGATGTCGCGGCGGCTCATGATCGTGCTGACCGGTACGGCGCACTGCGCCGCGAACGCCGCCCATTCCCGCCGGCCCGAACCCGGCCCGGACGGCGGGGGCGGCACCAGCAGCTGGCTGCCCTCGTGGTGCCCGGGCGGGTCGAAGTCGTCATCGGTCAACGACGGAACTTCTTCGGTGAATTCGATGACGTGGTCTCCGACGAGGGGCAACGCCCACGCCGGGATGGGGTCCCCCGGCGTGAAGTTGTGATGCATTCCCGTGTCGTCGGTGACCGCGACGAACGCGGTAAACACCGCGTTCTGCGTCTGCATGCTCATGGGTTACGCCGCGATCTTGGCCACGAACGTCAGGTTCGGGTTGACGACCACCGGCAGCGCGATCGCCGCGGCCTTCGTCCACAGCGCCACCGGGTCCCACGTGGTGTAGGTCCCGGCGACGACACCGGCCTCGTTCCCGGCCAGGCCGTAGCTGGGCTCCGACGCCTCGGCGGTGGTCCCCCACAGCACCCGGCCCAGCTGCCCGGCGTCCGCGCCGCCCGGCAGGAAGATCAGGATGTTGTCGGGGATGACGCGCGTGTCCACGCCCGCGACGCGGACCTTCGCGTCGTAGAAGTCGATGCCCGGCAGCCCGAACGCGGTGAGCACGCCCCGCACGTCGGTGTCCTTGACCAGCGCGGCCGGCGACCCCTGGGGGTAGACCAGCCCCTTGATCTGGGCGTTCTGCATGAGCTGGGCCATGTTCTTCTTGGCCATCAGGATCTTGCCCGGCTCCGAGCCGTTGACGTCCACGTAGCTCTGCTGCCACGCCAGCAGGTCAGTGAGCGGCTTGGCGTTGGCCAGGTCGGTCCAGTAGGTACCGGCCGTCACCGAGTTACCGGCGTTGCGGCCGAAGTCCACGGCGGCGCTGACGCCGTTCTCCGAAATGGTCACCTTGCCGTTGACCAGGGCATCGCCCCGGGCCAGTTCGACGCGGGCGGCGAGGCTCCGGGTCATGCGCTCCAGGTCGGAGTAGATCGCGTTCGTGATCTGCGAATCAAGGTTGCGGCTCTTGAGCCGGTCGTACTCACCCAGGCGGATCTTGCGGCTCAGCGGCGGCAGTTCACCCTGCGTGCGGGTGATGCCGGGCCGGGCGCCCAGGGGCGCCTCCGCGTCGTAGCTGCGGTACGTGGCGGCCTCGATCAGGCCTTCCCCGCCCCGGGTGAAGCGGTAGTCCAGATCGTTGATCGTCTGGGACGGCAGGTACTGGGAAAGGGTGAACTGGTTGATTTCCAGGTCCGCCAGCGCCGTGCGGGCGTAGCCGGTCAGTTCTGCCGGGTCGCCGAAGTCGGTGTACAGGTACATGGTCTAGTTCCCCCTTTCTCAGACGAACCAGATGCGACCGGCGACAGCGGACTGCCCGGCCGAGTCGACGGTGATCGGAAGCTTCGCCAGCACAATGCGGCCGTGGTCGAGTAGTGCGCCCACGGCGTCGATGCTGGTGCTGTGAATCGGCACGGAATCGAGCAGGAAACCGACGAGGGTTCCCGCGCCGGCCGAACCGCCGGAGGTGTAAACGGTGTACTTCCCGGCGTTACCGCCGGAGGTGTACTGGGCCAGTGGCGTACCCGAGGGAATGAATCCGTTCGGGAAGTGGGTGGCCGGGGTGAGCGACGAGGTAACGATGGTGACGGAACGCGCATTCGTCGTTCCGTGCTCGCTACCCAGCCACGTCTGATCGGCTTGCAGAAAGGTCTGCGAGCGCTGCGTGAGCTGCATTGGAGACTCCTATGAGAACAACGGAGGCGCCGCACCGGGCTTGTGCCGGGCGGCGAATGCCGCAGCGCCGGATTCCAACCCACGCTTCGGCTCGCCCGGCCGCGGACCCTGACCGAAACCGCCGGGGCGATTCGTCGTCGTGGTCGCGGGTGCGATTCCGTCGATGAATGAAGTGACCTTGGCCGAGTCGACATCGCCGGCCTCGGTGAGAAAAACGGTCTTGTTGACGCCGGCCAGCAGCGCCGAAAGCGCCGCATCCGACAGCCGGCCAGCAGCGGCGGCCGTCAAATGGGCGTCGACCAGACGGGAACCGAATTCGCCCCGCGCCTTGCTGTAGGCCTGCGCCTCGGCGTCCTGGCGGACCTGGTCGAGGGCCTTTTCCTGATCGGTCTTGGCCTCGTTGACGAACTTCTCCCACTGCGCGGCACGCGACTTCAGGTCGTCGTAGTCGGCGAACTTGGCCTTTTCCCGGCTGAGCCGGTCGGCCACGATCCGATCCACATCCGCCTGCGTGAATGCCGTGTTCGTCGGGGTGTTGGTTGTCCCCGACGCTGCGGTGGTGGTGGTGCTTTCCTGCCCGCCCGTAGACGTGGTGGTGCCGTTCTCGCCAGTCTCGGCGCCCATGCGAATTCCCCCGTTAGCCCGTCGGCCCTGCCCTGGGTTTTAAGAGGGCGTTTCCTTGTCGTGCGTGGTGTCGTCCTCAACTTGGGACGGGCCACGGAAACGATTTCCCTCATACGTCAGCACCGGCCCCAGTTCGCCGTGCTGCCGGATCGTGAACCGCGTTTCTTTCAGTTCCTGCGCGGTGGTGGCGCCGGCCTTGGCGTACACCGACTGAATGTCGGCGTCGTTGATCGCCTGGCCATAGTCGGCGTTTTCGTCGGTCACCGGCACCACTTCGCATTTGCAGCGGAAGTGGATCGGCAACAGTTGCCCTTTGGCGTACGTGTTGTGACTGGCCACGATGCACAGGCCGCAGGAGGCCCCGGATTCGTTCAGTTCCGGGTGGATGACGCGGCGGTAATACTTGACCTGTTTCTTTTCTTTCGTGACCTGCTGGTTCTGCGCCCGCACCGCCAGAGTGATATCCATTTCGGCGACTTCTTCGGCCCGATCGGCGGTGAGGGCCTTGGCGGTGGACTGCGGTTCCAGCCGGGCCGGATTGTCGGTCAGGTAGCGGTAGTAGTCCGCGATCCGCCCGTACACGCTTTCCTGCGGTATGCCGCGCAGTTCGTCCACGTCGACCTGTTTGGCCGGCGCGACGGGCTTACCGGTCAGTAGCGCCAGTACCCGGGCCTGGTAGGCGTTCTGGGCGGCGGCGATCTGACGCTGGCGGGCGGCGGAGACCTTCGCGTTGGCCTTCGCGTACCGGGTGACGGCCTGGTAGTCACGCCAGTCCGCGTCGCTCATGCCTTTGGCCAGGGCCTTGGCGGCTTTCTTCGCGTCGTCGCTGACGGATTTGCGGACGGCGGCCTGCGCGCGGATCAGCTTTTTGACTTCGTCTTCATAATCCGCGTCGGTCTTGGACTTCTTCGCCACGACTCAGCGCAGGACGCCGTTGTGGAAGAGCAGGATGAGGATCAGCGCCGCGAGCAGGAACGCGATCAGCCACAGCAATCCGTTGTTGGTCACGTCTTCTGTCCGATCAGCTTCTGCCCGGTCTGCGCGCGCGACGCGTTGGCCTGCATGGTGGCGGGCATGTTGTGGACGGGGACCTTCGTGCCGGCCTTCTGGGCATTGACCGCGGCCTGCCCGGTGACCGCGCCCGTGCCGGCGGCTTTGCCCGTCGCGGCGGCGGTCTGACCTGCGGCGTCGGCCTGAGCGGGCGCTGTGATGGCGGTGGTCTGCGCCAGTAGCTGAGCCTGCAACAGCTGGTCGTCGGCGCGCTCAGCCTGCATCTGGTCCACGCGGCTGGGCGGGAAGCCAATGACATCGATCATGATCGTCTTCCACGGCACCCCGGCGGTGACGGCCTTCGTGGCGGCATCCAGCCGGGCAGCGAGGCTCTCGCGTTCGGCCGGTTTCCAGATCAGCGAGATCTGATCCAGGTCCGCGCGCTGGGTGTCACCGATCCACAGGAACGCGTCACTCATGACGTCCGACCAGGTGGCCTCGGTGCGGGCCTGCCGGTCCTCGGTCTTGAAAATCAGCCCCTCTTTCGCGAGGGAGGCGCCTTCGGCCGACTGGTTTTCGCTGCCGGGCGTCAGGTAGTGCATGGGGGTCCGGGTGACCGCCGCGAGGTTCTCGATGTCGGCCTTGACCGCGTTGAGGATCGGCGAGAGGTCGATCGACGCGGACTCCCAGAACGACACGTCCTCGGGCAGCTGCCAGAACGCCCCGGGGTCGGACACCAGGATCTGGCTGTAGTCGATCTCGTCGCCATTCTCATCGACCTGCGGCAGGTTGATGGCCGCGCGCTGCTTGAACGCCTGGTAGGCCGCGACGGTCATCCGCTGGAGAACCTCGTGGTTGATCCGGCGCAGCAGATCCAGATGCGGTTCGAACTCGGCCTTGTCGTCCTCGTTGCGGAACCGGTGAACCGGCAGCATCGATGAGTCCGGCAGCGTCTGCGTCCGCTCGTCGTCCCAGTCGTAGAGGTTCGCCGCGAACGTGACTTCCGGCGCCCGGCCGGCGGCCACACGCGGCACGTCCCGGCGCGCGACCCACAACTTGCCGGGCAGCCACAGGTAGACGAAGTCCGCCGACTCGATGTCGTCGTGGAAAATCTTGAGCGCGGCAAGGCGCTTACGCTGCTGGCGCGGGTCGTGCTCGGTGACGACCTGGCGCGGATCCTCCGACGTGATGACGGGGATGTCACTACCCTCATCGGGCGGACCGACGATCACGTAAGAAGAACCGAACCGGAACATCGACCGGTGCACCTCGGCGGATTCGACCGGGCAGCCCGACCGGACCCAGATGCGCCACGCCTGTTCGTCGCCGGTCACGTCATCGTCCGCGCTGGTGCGGATCCCCACCGGCGTCATCCGCTCGCGGAGGCTCTCCACGACGAGTTTCGCGAAGTTGGTCCGGCTGAACGGGTGGAAGCTGGCGACGGCCTCACGCTGAGTCTGGTTGAGGCCCGGCAGCGGCGGCACGCCCCGGTACCACTCGTCCAGCATCCGCAGGCGCTGCTGACGCTTCTGGTCGGTCAGCTTGTTGTACAACCGCTGCATCCACCAACCGGGCGTTTGCGGCTGCGTGACGTCAATAGGCATACGTCACCCCCGCCCGGCTCGTAAAGTTGACGAATGGCTGAGCCAAGCGGGGATTCGAAAAAGACGTACGCGCCGTTCGGATTCACCAACAGCGTGAGCCTGAACGCGTTTCAGGAAGCCGGCGTGGACGAGCCCTACCGGTGCGGTAATGACCCGGCTCACATCCTGGTGGCCGACGTCGATGGTGGATGGCGCTGTCCGAAGTGGTTCTGCACTTACACCCAGGACTGGGCGTGGGTGGCCCATCTGGACTGGAACTGGTCGACGTACGGCCGGTCTACTTCTTGAGCGCGTAGGGCTTGGCCTGCGTACGCATGTTCCACGCCTGGGCGTGCCCGCCCTTGACCAGCTGCTCGCCGACGTTTTCGCCGTTCTCGACCTTCCACACCTTCGCGTCGAACCGGCCGCCGTATTTATCGGTCTTGACGCTGTCCACGATCAGGGCCGTGCCCGGCGGCAGGTACTTGGTCAGGAACGCCTTGGACGCCTGCCCGGCGGTGGTGTCCTTCTCCGGGGCGTCGATGCCGTTGATGCGGCAGCTCATCCGCACCCAGCAGAAGAAGCCGAGGTCGACATCCACCGCGAGGGTGTCTCCGTCGATGACGTACTGCACCGTGGCGTTGTACTGGTAGAAGATCGCCGGCAAGGGCTTGGCGGCCATAACCCCACCCCCGGACCTACTCTGCGTTACATGTTGATTTTGACGCGTAAGGCTGGCGAGGCTGTGATCATCAGTGACGAGACGGGCGAGGTGCGAATAGTCGTCGTGGAAGTGATGAGCGGTAACCAGGTGCGTCTGGGCTTCGAATGTGACGACGACGTGGATATCTTCCGGCAGGAAGTCTGGGACAAGCTCGGCGAACAGTCGCTCGCCGAAGCCCTGAAGAAATGCGAGCCCCCGCAATGACACCCGAGCAACTACAGACCCTCGCCGACCAGATCCAGGCTCTCGCTGACGAAGCCGAAGCCGGATACGACGTGACCCGGCTGCGGCCTCGAATCACGTGCCCGACGTGCGGGCGCGTCTCCCACCACCCGAAAGACGTGGAGGAACGCTACTGCGGCAACTGCCACCAGTGGCATGACCTGATGGACAAGGGCGAGCCCCGATGACCCCGATCGAAATCGTGTGCCTCGGGTTCGGCGCCGTGATGCTGTTCTGCCTGTCGTCGCTCACAGCCAGCGCGCTCTACATCTGCAAATACCTGATCGACATCCGCGCGGACGTGGCGGCGATCCGGCAGGCTAGCGAATCCGCTTGGGCGCGTAGCGCCGGACTTCCGGACCTCCGAAGCCCGCGGCGATAGCGTCCAGCCGTGCGCGCCAGGCCAGTACGGCGGCGACCGCCGCGTCGATCTTGTGCGGTGACTCGGGGAATTCTTTGGCGATCTGCATACCCGCGCGGCCCATACGGCGACGGGCGTTCAGGACGTGCCGGGTCAGGACCCCCGACCCGTCGTGGGTCATCTCCCGATGGACCACCGCGTTATTGAATTCCTCCAACGCGCGGACCATCTGGCTGGCCCGGCCGCCGGTCATCCACCATTCGCACGGGTGCGCGGCGGAGACCTTGATCTTCAGCTTCGGGTTGAATTCGGCCTCCCACGCGGAGACGAACCCTTCCCACCGGGCCGGGTCGGCGTACAGCCCGATCACGTGCCAGCGCCGGAACGCTTCCCGGATGGTGGCGTCCACGACGCTGGTCGGGACTTCCCAGTCGCGCCCGGCGGCACCCTGGGGCTCTTCCCACACCCCGACAGTGAACAGGTGCCCGTCGGAGACGCGCACGCCCATCAGGGCCGTCGCGTCGGTCGTGGAGTGGACGCGTTTGCGGGAGCCGTCGAAGCCCAGCACGATCGTGTCCCGGTCGGCGATGACCTTCGACGCGTCGGCGCAGCCGGCCCATTCCGGCTGCGAGAGCCAGGAGTCCGACGCGGCGGTGATCTGGTTGAGGTAGAACTGCCGGGCCGTTTCCGGGGGCGTGGACGGGTCCCAGATTTCGGCCATGATCCGGTCGATGTCGACCCAGCCGCCGGCTTCCGTCGCGGAGTCCCCGTAGGCGTAGATCAGTCCGGCTCGAAGCGAATCAACGTCTTCAAGGTCCGTGTCGGCGGGTGCTTCACGGTGGTCCCACAGCAGCCCGGATTCCCGCACTCGGCCTTCACGAATCGCAGCCGCATACTCCGCGGAACCTTCCGCCACAGAGTCAAGGCCCGGTACGTAAGCATTCGGAGCTTCAATGCTGCTACCCGAAGTCTTACCGAGGTTGCGGCGGATAGTCTGCGCCAGCCGGACGCCACCATTGGGCACTTTCCATTCTTCGGTCTGATCCAGGATGGCGAAGATCGGGCGGTTACCCTCGCGCGAGGTCGCGGCGGACGTCACGAACTCGATCCGGCCGGTGGGCAGGGCGATGAAGCTCTGCATCGGGTCCAGCCCGGGATAGTTGTGGATCGCCGGGCCGCCGCGCAGCATCTCTAGCAGCGGCGCGTACGCGTTCTGGGTCTGGTCTTCCGAGACGGCAGCAATCTGAACCCAGGGAGTCCGGAGCGCCGCCCAGGGCTTACCAACAGGTTCTCCGTCGGCATCCCATCCATCGGGAACAACCGGTGCCAACGCTTCTGCTGCCGCAATTGCGCCCAGGAAAGGCGACTTCCCCGATCCCTTGGGACGCGAATAAACGGCGCGGCGGTAAAGCCGTTTTCCCGTAGCCGGCGAGATGGCATAGAAGTCATACAGGAATTGTGCCTGTTCCCGGGTCGGGTAGAACGCCTCATACTCCGACCGGTCGGGCGCGGCGAGGTTCTCGATCATCCAATCCAGGACGACCGGCCCCAGCGTCGGGATCTCGCCCGGGACGCGGGGGCCGCGCCACGGCACTAGACCGCCTGGTACTTGGTCTGGAACGTCGCGTCGGTGACCTGGGCCGGGCTGAAGGAGTCGCCCCACAGCACCCACACGTCGCGTTCGATCACATCGTCATGGACCGGGCCGGTCAGCACGATCTGATCGTCCTGGGCGTGGGCCTGGCCGGCGTAGGCGGCGACGATCGCATCCCGGGCCTCGTCGGTGCCGTCCCACTGCACGGCGGTATAGATGGGGATCTTCTCCACGTACTGGGCCGGCGTCATGAGTCGGTTCCGGTCTTGGGTACGACGTGGATGTCGCCGTAGCGCTGCTGAGCGGCCTTCTGGCGGGCCTTCTCCACGGCCTCGCTGGCGCGGAAACCCTTCTCCGCGTCTTCACGCCAGGCCATCCGCAGCCGCAGCCGATCCAGGGGCGTGGCACCGAACTGGGCCTCGCGCATCCGCAGCTCGGAGGCGTACTTGACTTCGAAGCCGCGGTGGAACCGTTCGGCCACGAAGGCCGTGGACAGCAGCGACGACCAGTCGGAGGAACAGAACATGCCGGCCTGCGGACTGTCGAGCCAGCGCTGCCACCATTGCAGCGTCAGCGGCGACCACGACAGTTCCCTGAGGTTGCCTTCGGCGTCGATCCACGTGGTCGGCAGGTCCGGCGCCTCGCCCGGCTCGAACTCCAGATCGGTCTGCGGCACCGTGTCGGCGTTACGCCGGGCGCGCTGCTCTTTGGGCTTACGTGGAGGTGCCATGACTCTTCTTCCCCCGTAGACCAGGATGGCGCTCCTGTGGGCGTTTCTCGCTGACACGACGGGTGCGTTGGTCAGCGAGACTCTTTTGGACGTGATGGCCGCGGCAGAGCAGCTGGAGGTTGTCCAGCTCGTGGTTGTCGCGGTCGCCGATGTGGTCGCAGTCGGTACCCAGCGCCCGGCAGGAAGCGCCGGCCCGACGCTCCTGGCGGCCGACGAACCAGCCGGGCCACTCGCAGCGGCCGTACGCGCGGTTCTTCACCGTGATGACGCGGCGGTGCCAGTCGGCCGGCAACGTCTCCCGTCGCGTGCTGCCCTGCCACGCGGTCGGGCCGTAGTGCGGCATCAGGCCTTGGGCTTGCTCTCACCCGGGGCGTGACCGGGCCGGGCGCCGGTGGCTTTCACGTGAAGGTTGGAGCACAGCCCCTTGACGTCGATCGTGGCCGGCACGTGCTTACGCAGCTCCACGACGCACCGGTCGAAGTCCCCATCGGTGCCCCAGCGAATTTTTGCCGCTCCAGCGCCCTTGGTCCAGTAGGACATGAGCCGCTGCGTACTGGCGACTTCGCCGGGCGTCTTCTCGACCACCAAATCACCCCCAGGCGATTTCAATTGTCAAGCCAACACGCCGAATGAGTTAGAAAACAAAACCTACCGATGCGTACGCATGTCCAGCGCCAGGACGGGGCGGCGCGCTGGCTGGGGCCGGTGGGGGGTATGCCCCACTATGTCCGTTTTGTGGTGATACATGCGTTATCGCCGTGATCGATAAACGGAGGATCGTTCCGCTTGCACGGAACCCACCGGCGACGGCGGATGCACGTGCAGATGCACGTGATGGCGGGTGCACGTGCAGATGCACGTGAGGCAGCGTGTGCAAGTCAACCCGAGATATTGGACCGAGTCAAGTATGCACGTCCAGATGCACGTGCAGATGCACGTGCGTATGCACAATCGCTTCCGGCTTCGCTGGCTAGCCGAGTGAGCCCGCTCCAATGAGTGCACGTGCATATGCATATGAATTCAGCACTCATTGTTGAATTGATATCGCTACATATTTGTGCTCACACCAAAGTTGCACAAAGTGTAGTTTTATTTTCTAGGACATGCGTTCTAAAAGCAGCTGCCAGGCAAGCGGCCCCAGATAGGCCCCCCGAAGGCCCATACCAGGGAATATGGGCAAAACGGACACGGGCTCAAGTTGGCATACCCCATAGGGGTACCAAAATAGGACACAACGGACACGATTCAGCGTCCGTTCAATGCGTTATTGAGCGGTATGTCCGTTTCTCCCTCTGCGCTTGACCTGCGGAAACGGCACTCAGACGGCCGCTAGCGGCCTAACCCCCCGCCGGGGTGGAATCGGATGGGACGGCCACCGCTCGGCCGCGTGCGTGGATCAGACCCCTGTTTACGCGTGCCATATGGCGGGGGTATCTGGCACACCCACCAGCGACCCGGCGAAACCGGCCGATCAGCCCCCCTGAAATAGATCCACCCTAGGGTGTAGGCGGCTCATCTGTGAGCGAAATACTGTTTGGCGTGTTGGGCCGAACGGAACGGGCCGGAGCGAGAGACCAGGCAACCCGATCCACGTAGGCGCAGAAGTACAGGCGACGTCCTAGCGGGCCGGTCCTGGCAGCGCACGCACCTTGAGAACTCAATACTGATGCTGACCTCACCGCTGGCAAGACTCATTGCTAGATCGGGCACCGGCCGTCATGCGCAATAGCAAACGCGCTAGCCGGGTATGGGCGATAACCAGAGACTGCACTTTGGAGTGCTCCCGATCGACGCGATTACCAGCGCGGTATGACACCAGTAGACGAAAGACACCCTAGACATTCTCTCCGACCCGATCGGGTCGACTTAGGACACCTAGATGGGTCCTACCCATGGTGCCGACCCTGCCCTATCACTGGACACCGGCACGCATGACGTAGCTCCCATCGCCTAGTCCTAGGCCGATACCGATCGGGTCGGCGGAGTGTGCCTACGGCACCCCCACGTACCCCACTCACAGCAAGGAGACTTCTATGCCCACCTATCGCGTACGGGTCAACGCCTACAACGACTGGCACCCGGAATACGGGTGTGTGCAAGTAGTCCTGCGTGTCAACGGCCGGTGTCTCGACGACGCCATGCGAACCCTAACCAACGGCATTGTCATGACGTCCGACGGTCGGACCGTCATGGCCTCACGCGAAAACCACAAGGGACTAGGCCCGACCGCCATCGGTTTCCCGTCATGGTCGCTGGCCTGTCGTCCGCGCATTGTGACCGGTGATCGTCCGGCCTACGTGGCGGAGCACGTGGCAGCTCATCCGCACTATCGCCGCACTATCGCCAGTATCGCCCGATAGGAGCAACCAACAATGACCGTTGAAATTGAGATTCGCCCGACCGGCATCTTTCTGGCCGGTACCGACGTAGCCGTCCCGTGTCAGTGGTTCGCACGCTGCGACCGGAACGCCACAACCATCACCCCTCACCCGGTACTCGGCGATGTGCCGACGTGCCAGCGGTGCGCAGACCTCGCCACGAATTGAATGGGAGCCGAAATGATGAACCGTGAGGAAGAGCGCCGCGCGTTCCATGTCATTAACGACGCGAACCCGGACGGCTGGGAGTACCAGGAACCGACGGACGCCGATCGTGACGCGTTCCGCCGGTGGGCGCTGGAGCGCTACGGCCGTGCTACGTGGGACCTGTACCGGTCGGGTGGGATGAATAAGCCGTACGACCCTTACAACTCCGCTGTCTGACGTTAGGAGCAACTCATGCCGACCCCCCTTGACCGTAAGGAAGAACTCGCACTCCAGTACCGAAAGTTAGCCGACCGCTTATCAGAATCGGATGCTCGGACCGTCGACTTCCTCCGTGGGCAGGCAGTGTCCTATGTGTGGGGTCGGCAGGATGCCGGGGAGTCGGGACGCGATACCGCCTATTCCAACATGTTCGGTTACGCCTACGGCATTCAAGCCGCACGGTTCGTATTAGGTGAGATCGGCACGCGGACGACGATCGAAAATGCGTTCCTGTCGTTTCGGAACTACGGCGCGGTAGCGAACTGACGTCCCCCCTCACTGCCCCCTATCGATCGGAGTAACCGTGTCCACCGTGCACCGACCCTTTTACCGGTTTGACGTCGAGTCCCTTGCGGACATGACGGATGGGGAAGTTCTAACCGCAATCGAGACTATCGAGTCGTGGCAGAGTGCCCACCCCCATGATCGGACGCTCGACAGCGCGTGGCGCACGCTGCGCAATGAGCACGACTACCGCACCTTCCGGCGCAACGTCTGACATCCCCCCAACGCCTAAAACTGGAGACGAAATGACAACCGTTACGCGAATCCGCGACTGGGCCACCGGTTACACCCGCCTAGGCCGCAACGACGCGGTAATCGTCCGCCACGATAACGGCCGTGCGGTCCGGTTTGAATTCGATTCCGACGATGACTACATCTACGTCTACACGTACCGCTGGCTGTCGAGCGGGATGATTCGCGAGTCACAGGACCCGGTGCGCGCCTTCCGGCGCAACGTCTGACGTCCCCTACTGGCAAGCGTAGTCGCGGGGACCACGTATGCCGGTATAGGGCATCAGCCCGACCTACCCCTAAACGATCGGAGTGACCGTGTCCGTGCTTGCTGCCAATCGTGCCCACTATGCCCTTGACGCTTACCGCGAGGTCGCAGAATCTCCCGGCTTGTCACAGGAGGAAGCCGCAACCGATCTTTTGGCCGATCTACTTCACCTGATCAGTATCAACCCGACGGATTTTGACGCTGCCATCGACACCGACCCGTTCGACGTGTTGGCGTTCCTGGTACGCCGCGCGTCGATGCACTTTAACGCTGAGTACGCCACCGACGGCGCGGTCTGACGCGTACCTAACCGACCGACCCGGCAGGCTTTACCACCCTGTCGGCGCACGAACCCTTGACCCACATTCCAGATTGGATTCATCATGTCTCGCGAAACCATGACTTGGCTGAACACGAACACTCTCATTGGCTTCACTGAGAAGCGCGGCAATGCCTGGCACTACCGGGCCGACTCGCAGGGTGACGAGCCGAACCACTACACCGGCGCGATCCCGGCCGATGACGTCATCCGCCGACTGTTCGCATGGAACGCCATCAGCGTCCCCATCTACGTGAACGTTCCCGACTTCGGCATGATGCCGGTGGATGGTCGGCAGGCGATTGCCCGTGACGACTCCTACGCGGTGATGGGCATGTTCAAGGAGGGCTACACCATGCACCAGTACCGGGAAACCCTCATCGACAATATGGCCAACATCATCGACACGTCGAGTGGTGACCTCGGCATCGGGTCGGCCGGTTTGCTGCGCAACGGTGCGCAGGCGTGGGTCTCAATCGAGGTGCCGGACAACATCGTGACGCCAGAGGGTGTCGAGTTCCGGCCGCATCTGTTGGCGTGCACCTCGCACGACGGTTCGCTGGCCACCACGTATAAGCGCGTGGTGACCAATGTGGTCTGTGACAACACCATGGCCGCCGGACTGGCCGAACAGGGGCAGGCGTACCGAATCAAGCATTCCAAGTACAGCAAGCTCAAGCTGAACGATGCACGGGACGCGTTAGCGATCGTTCACACCATTGGGGACGACTTTGCGGCGGAGGTAGCGGAGTTGTGCGCGATCGACGTCAGCAACAAGGCGTGGTCGGAGTTCTTGAACGCGCACTCGCCGGTACCGGAGACGGCCGGACGGTCGCTCACCATGGCGCTGAACACCCGCGAGTCGCTCACGCAGCTCTGGAACTCCGACATCCGGGTGTCGCCGTGGCGGAACACGGCGTGGGGCGTTGTTCAGGCAGTCAACACGTACGAACACCACACCAAGACGGTCCGGGGCGCGACCCGTCCGGAACGCAACATGACCCGTGCGCTCACCGGTGGCGTGGACACTCTCGACACCGACACCATGTCGACGCTGCGAAAGGTTCTGGCCAGTGCCTGAAACTGAATCCGACCGGTGCGACCGCTGCGGTGCGACCGACGGCAGAGCCGTTCATGTCGACTACACCGCCAGGCATGGCTTTGAAGGTCTATGCGATCCATGTCTAGACGAACTTGCCAACCGACCTAAGCACCAGAACGTCTGACGTCGCTTTAGCGGCCGTCGGTCACTCACCCCTACCGGTGATGCCCGACGGTCGGCTATGGCCACGTCGGGCCGCTTTCCCCTACCCCTGAAGGGAGTGGCAAATGAAACACATTGAAGCGCTCGGAATCGGTGGCACCGAACGGATGCTCCGTTTTCTCCTAAACCGGATGGACCTAGAGACGCGCCGCGCTCTGATGGGGACGCTTCCGGCCGACTACATGCGGCTCTACCCGTCGGTGACGTTCGAGACGATCGCCTCCGCCGTGCGAGAGGAAGCCGCACGATGACGGCTTGGAACGGGGGGGACGCCGAAAAGAAGAACCCCTACAACCACGACGCGCGTCCGAGCGACGACGCCGAACCCGGCGACCACTGCAAAGACTGCGGTGAGGGCATCACGTGGATGGGACCGACGGCCGTCGAGTCGATCACCGATCCCGGCTATCACGTCGACTGGCTTCACTCCAACGACCCCCGCAACTAACCAACTTCGGATTGGATTGACCATGACGACGCCTGACTTGAGCACCCTGACGTTCACCGTGGATCACTCGCTGACGTCCTACCAATTCGCTGACGTGCTAGCGACGCTCGTCCCGTTCGTTGACGATTCCCCGTGGCCGGAGGGTTTCAGCCGCACCACGATTATCGCGCGGGTTCGGGACGCAGTTAGAGACTGGGGCGTGACAGGCGCGGGAATGACTGAGGATGACGACTGGCCGGGTGCCTACGGGTCGGCGCCTGCCGTTCGTGCGGTGGAGTTGATCCGGGAATTCTTGCCCGAGTTGGACAATGCCCACCTTGCCGAATTCGAGCAGACCATGCGCGAACAGGGCAAGGAATGAGCGCCACGTACCGGGTGCGATGGAGCACCGTCACTACCGAGTCGCATGAGGCGACATTGAGCGCCGATGAGCTTCTCGCCCTGGCATCAAAGTTCGACGGCTCACCGGTCGCTCTGGCGGACGTCGTCGCCTATCCGGAGGACTTCAATTTGGACAACGAACTCGCGCAAGTGGAAAGCGCCGGAACGTTGGACGAGTTCAACCGGTTCGACATCACCATAGAGGAAACCTCATGAAGCTCATCGTTCTAGGCCCGAACCTACCCACTAGTACTGCCGGAAGTGCCAGCAAGTGCTTTGCGTCCCCGTTTCCTACCTGAGGAAGGCTTGACCATGACCAACCTGTTCCCGGTGAAGCCGCTCACCCCCGGCGCCCCGATCATGTGGCGCCACACGGCGGGGCACGGCGAGACCGAACTGACCCGCACCGGCGTCATCTGGTCACTGGCCCCGCTCATCAGTGGCACCACCACCTTTTGGGTCACCCCGGACGAACCGTTAATGACCGACCTGTACTCCGCCATCGCGGTGAACGTGCCGAGGAAGCGGCGGGGCGGGCCGGTGCCGGTACCAGAGTCCTCGGACCACCCCGAGAGCGCCACTGGCAGCATGACGGCCGGTGCTGCCCGCGCGGCCCGTAACGTCCGCGTCTTCCAGAAAGGACTAGCAGCATGACTGATCAGACGTGGGGCGTGATGGGGCGTGACGCATTCATGACCCGGTTCCAGTGGATGACCCAGCAAGGCGCCATGACCCCTCACCGGGATCAGGCGTACACGGTCACCGGGCCGGACGCCAGGCAACGGGCGGAACGCCTGGCTCGACTGACCGCCGAGGCTTACCCGTATTCGATCGAAACCAAGGCCCAACGCTTCACCACCAGAAAGGATTAGCAAGCATGACCCCCGATGAAGCTTATGAAACGCTCGTCAAGCGGATGACCGGCGACGGCGCCGACCCGATAGCCCGCGCCGCGTGGCAGGCCCTTGACGACGCGCTCAAGGGTGACGCGGACCTACCGGAGCCGTGGCTGCGGTTGACGGGGACGTCCGCCGCGACCCGCGCCGGCCGTGACCCTCAGCAGTGGGCGAACCTGGTGAGTCAGGGCTACGCCCCGCCACCGGACGGGCGCGATGACGTGGGCCGTGCCTGGTGGCATCCAGCGACGGCGGACGCGTTCAAGGCCCACGGCTGGACCAGGCCGCGCGCACCCGGAACCCCGCCGGCGTTTAATGCCAGCCGGGAGAAGTGGATTCAGTTCGCGCTGGAGTGCGGCGGGGTCACGTACCCGCATCAGCGCCGAGACCAGATCATCGCGCTGTGCCGGGAGAACGGGTGGTTGTCGTGAACTACACCGGCCGTCAGATCGACATCATGATCGAACTACTGGACGCGCAACCGTCGATGCTTCCGCTGGATGCGATGGCGGAAGCGGGCAGGCTGGAACGCAAGGGACGCGGCGCGGTGTTCCGCCGGTGGTTCCCGTGGTGGGCGTGGGTTTTACACGCCGGTGGTGTCGCCGCGACGCAAGGCGCCTGGATCGTGGCGGTGCTGATCCACTTCACCTACGCCCGGTACCGCGTCCACCACTGGACGCACGGGGTCACCGGCCGGATCCCGCCTTCGCGACCACCACCAGGACGACGCCGATCCCGGCGATAGGCCACAACGTCGCCTGCCAGGCCACCCACCGGGCTTTGCGCAGGCGACGTTCCTTGGCCCGCTGGTCGGCGTGGTCGGTCCACGCGGCGACCGCGCCCCGGCAGTGCCAGCCGGCCAGGTACGTGATGATCATCCCCATCACGACGAGAACCCCCACAACCCCCACCCCCAGAACGGAACCTAGACCAATGGCTAAGCCCAGCGTCACTCGCCAACCCACGACCGGCGACACCTCCGTGTTCGAATTCCGCAACGGCGCGCGGACCGCCGAAACTCTGCAAGGCGGGCTGTTGGAACTACGGCCGCAGGAAGACGGAACGCTGCGAGTCGACCTGTACCGGCTGGACCCGCGCGTAATCGTCAACGTGTCGGCGGACCCAGGCAATGAACACGGGTCGGCGTTACAAGTGATCAGCCGGGCAATGGTCGCTGCCCGCAACGAGAACCCGGATGCGACCGAAGTCGACTACCTGAAAGCCGCTATCAACGCCGCGATGCTAGCTCTGCACTCCTGACCCCCCCCCCCCACCCCCACAACCGGAGCTAGACCACGCCCAGCCCCCCCCCGGACGCTGATATTGAGTACAACGGCACGCGCACGCCAGTCAGTTACGACGCGTTCGTCCACTTCCACCAGCCCAACGGCGCGACCCTCACGATCGACATCGACGGGGATTACGTCCACATCAGGGCCACCGACAGCCGGGGGCGCAAAACCGGCCTGGTTGTCACGCCGCAGGCTTTCGATGAGGTCACCGTCGGCGGGGACGTGACCGCATGAGCGAGGAATACCCCGGCGAGGTCACGATCCGCCGCACCGACAACGCCGCAGACGTCGCTTGCGAAGCCCTTGACCGGTGCCCCGAACCGGTCGCGTTCGCCCTGTGCCTGGTGGTGGACGATTACATCGCCAGTGACGACGTGACCGTGTGCGCTCACCCACGTGGGATGGGCAGTGGACCTGATGAGCAGCGAGCCGTTCCGCAGTGAAGGAGCGTTGACGTGAGCACCACCAACGCCGGATGCGTGGACGCGTGACCGGCGTCAACGCCTCGGCGATCAGCTACGTACTTCAGAAACGGCACTAGGCTCTCGCGACGGCGGCCGTCATCTTCGGGTGCGCCGTTCAGGATCTGGTCGACGCCTACGAATTGCGGCTGACGCCCTAGGCCGGCGGGGCCGGCGCGATCGCGACGATGTCTTCCACGGCCCAGCGCGTCACCCAGGAACGGCCGATGCGGACCCGGCCCAGTGGTTCGATGCGGTTGGCCCGCGCGTAGGCCGGTAGCTGGCGCGGGTCCATGTCGAGCAGGTACGCAGCCTCGGTGGAGTTCACTACTCGTTTCATGAAAGGTTCCCCCCATGACGTTGGAAGAGCGCGTGGCCGCGTTAGAGGCCCAGGTACAGGAGATCAAGCACACTCACGCCGCGCGGGTGGACGCCTTCGCCGCCGCGCAGCATCACCTTTATGAACAACTCCTAGCCTTCCAGAGCAGAACGCTTGACCTGTTCGGTGACGTCACCGACCGGTTCGACCGGGTCGATGAGCGTTTCGCAGCCGTGGATGAGCGCTTCGCCGAGGTCCGCGATGAGCTGGGCGATGTCAAGTCGACGTTGCTGGTCATCCTCGACCGGCTCCCCCGGCCCCCCGCTCCCTGACCTCACGCCCCGACTTCCGTCTCCTGATGACGGCGTAGCCACAGGAAGTATTTGCGGTCCCACAGCGACCCGCAGTCCCGGCATCGGACGGAGTCGTCCAGGACGGGGTCGGCCCACAGTTCGTTGCCGCAGGCCAGCCCGGGTTCCCACTGTTTGGGGCATGGCCCCAGCATGACCTTGTGGGCGTTGTACCCGCACGCGCCCCACGCCTTGGCCCGCACGTCCTGTATCGCCCCGACGATGTGGGCGAGTTCGTCCGGGTCGGCCTTCGCGGCGTAGCGGTCCAGCCAGGCTTTGACGAATGTGGCGTCACGTTCAATGCCGGTGCGGGTGTCGCGGCGTTGGTGCCCGTGCATCTCGGCCGGTAGGTCGCACACGTCGCGGATGGTCTGGCGGGTGATCCACAGGACGGTGGCGATGGATAGTTGCCCGTGCTGGTCGGCCCCGGCGATCAGCCCGACCTGTGCCGGCCCCCGGAGACTGGCGATGTCCACGCGCAGGGGCAGCGGCGGGGTGCGGCTTCCCCCGACCCGTTGCTGTTCGCCTGCTTTGCCGGGCATGAGGACCGCGGCGAGGGTGCCCCACAGTTCGGGCAGGTCCGCGACGTCGGCGACGGTTCGCCCGGCGCAGCGTCCGCACCAGCCGGGCAGGTCGGTCCCGTCGCGGGAGGCCCAGCCGCAGATGCCGCAGTGACGGGCGTTCACGGTCGCGCTCCGCAGGTGCGGCAGCCGGGGCAGTCGCCCACGTGGGTTTCTTCGTAGATCAGGCGGACGCGCTGGGCTTCGGACTCGGGGAACACCGGGTTGTCCTGGGAGTGGTAGACGGTTCCGCAGTGGCCGCAGCGCACGGTCAGGCTCCAGTCGTT